CGATAAAAGTTAGCAAACATTCCCAATATTTGATTATAAATCTTGGGACCATGTTTCATCAATTCATACGTAGAACCACGCGTAACAGCTTCCGGCAGATTGACTGCCCAATGAGCGTAGGCAATTTCTAAATGATACCGCACCTCTTCGATTTTATCTCTGATATCATTTGAATCTAACAACTTTAACTCTAACATAACTTGATAGAAGCTATGAAGATGCGCTATACAAACATTACCAAGAGCCTGCTTCCCCCCGGTGTCTGCTGCATCTGAGCCATCTACATTTATCTTATGATAGTACATTGATTGTTCATCTCGATTCATTTCATCTACACCACCCATCAAAATAGCATCGCGTAAATCATTCTTAGGAAATATCCGCTGACCACGTTCCCAATCCTCTATCACGCCCATTGTCTTACTCTGCATATTCAGAGCATCAGGACTTTTAGTATGTTGGGAGTTTATTCGATCCCAAATATGACGCATATCCCTAATGGTCACTTCCTCATAAATTTCCATACAAATGTAAGTCTTCGTCTTCATGACATGCTCATACATCAACGGATATTCCATAGGATTGTCTAGGATAAACTTAAGAGCCCGCATCCTATGACCCGCATCTAGCAAATCTAGTATTTTATAAATTAACAACTTACCTCTGTGAAAGCAAAGGGAGTTGGTGTTTATTTCACTTGCGGCTATTCCTGCACAAAAGCTCACGACACGATCCGAACTCTTGTCATATTCCATTTGCTTGGCTATCCTCTTGGCCCGTCTAAGTTTTGTTTTTCGCTGTCGTCCTTCCTGTTTCTCAGAAATACCATCATCGGGATTCCACGGCTTCGTCTTAAAGAGGTTTAAAAACTCGAACAATGGAATAAATGTCACATAAACATTGTACCCATTATCAACTTCTTGTAGCGCTTTAAAAATTCCTAACGATTTCATGTTAAATCTTTCTTTTTAAGTTTTTGGGCTATTATGTCCCATTGGTAATATCTAATTTCTATTGTTTGTTTCATGTATTTAAAAAATTCATCGAACTCATAATACTTCCACTTGTTTTTCTTTTGAATACAGATTAAATCCTTTTCTACTTGATCCAATAAAATACTAGAATTAATCAAATGATATGTGTGCTTTGCCGCATTTCGAATATCACACACAATCCACCAATCAGATCCTCCCACAAACTCCAAAAGCTGCGATTTAGAAAGATGGATTCTCTTACTTCCTGTTGCAGAAGATTGTTCGAAAGAAATACCACTATTTGTCATGCTCCGTATACAAGCCTTCCAAAGAACAATATTTGGAGATTTGTTATCATAGAAAACACCATCGGTAATAGGATGATTAGGATTAGTGTGTTTACTAAAGCAATAGCGTTGTTCGCCAATGGGCCACATCATTGTTTGAGCACGCTCTTCAGTATATGCCGAAACCGATCTGCCATTTTGAAAAATTCGGCACATCGCTTCAAAAGGAAGTTTCAACCCGACAGCCCCCTGTTCTGCCCTGGTGTCAACAACTATCTGAGTCCACGGATATGCGATCATTTAAATATGATACTTTCATATAACAAGTTGAGAGATTTTAACTTTGTTCCACATCATCACCAAGCAAATGAGAAACATCCGCACCAGCATCAATTTCTTCCGCTTGATCGACTACCGCAATTGCATCATGCCATTCTGCTAAATATTCCTTAACCTGATCTTCTGTGTCCGCATCTACCAAAGCAGGACACCGATAAAGAACTTCAGGATCGAGAGGATTACTCAACGATGCTTTAAATTTAATTTCTTTTCCACCTGCCCAAGGCTCCCGCACGACATAATTACTCTTGCCTTCAATACGATCTGCAAGGATAAGAGCCTGAACCAAACCACCTAATGGGTTAATCCCATGCGAGAAAAACAAAGGCACATTTTCAATAAGAAGACCAGGATTAAAATGTCTGTTCTTCTTGTTCTTAATTTTCATATTTACGCCAAGCGGGAATTTAGTCTTTTTATTCACAAACTCCTTGGGAGCGCCCATTCGCAAACGTACCGAAGAGAAAAACTTTAATGCCTCGCCGCCACCATGCGTCGTTTCGTCGCTACCATACAAAACACCTATCTTCTTTCTAATCTGATTAACCACATACAATGTTGCATTATGATCGTTTAAAAAAGGATTTAATTTTCTCAAAAGACCATTAGCAACTTTTGCCCGTTCCCCTGGACGTTCTTTGCCACCAGCTTCTTTAATTTGAGTTGCCGTTGGATTCTCGGGAAGTTCTGTTTCGTTCCATTCACGGTTAGTTGGATTCACCCCAATACTATCCCACAAAATACCAATAGGACAATCTGGATATCTCTTCCGTATAGCTTTAACCACCAAACAAACCTTCTTTTCTACCTGTTCTAAAGTAACTGGGTAGTATGTCAATAAACGAGAAGGATCTACGTGACCGCAACGTTGTGCAAATTCTGGACTTGATGCTCTCTCACAATCGAGTTGAACCGCAATACCGCCCATCTTTTGAACTGACCCTAAAAAACAATAACCAGCCAAAGACTTTCCAGAAGCCTCCGGACCAAATGCCTCAACAATGCGCCCTCCTGGAAATCCTCCATGAATAAATTTTCCACTCAATAAAAAATTAAATGCAAAATTTCCAGAATCTATCCAATAAGGAACAAAGCCCGCCTCTTCTAAAGTCTCTCCACCAGTATCATTTGCTATTTCAGCTAAAAAATCTTCATCTGTCTTTTTCTTTGCCATTTTATCCTCGTGTGGTGGTGGTGGTGCGTTAAAATTCGTCCTTATGAACAAAATTAGCACTTCGTCTTCATATATCATAAAAAGCCCCTCTCGCCGTTTGGCGAGAGGGGCTACTCTCACTTATGCCCCCATTTCCTTCAACTCTTTCATAAACACATCGTCTGCCATTACCTCACCATCCTCAGCGGGTGCTTCTGTCGCTTCTGTAGTCGCTTCGGGTTCGTCAGGAGTATCTTCCACAGTGGCTTCTGGTTCACTTGTAACAGAAACCTCTTCAGACTTTTGATATTGAGAAGGATCAAAATCACTGGGGTCGTCATTTTTCAAACCCAAATGACATTTAAGCTCGTGATCCAATTCATCCGCACTCTTCAAAACACGCAACGTAGTTAAATCGTGAAGATTATCCATCCATGTTTTCACTTCTTCTGGATTTCCTAATGGAGATTCGTCCAAGAAACGTGACGTATCATACTTCGGGAAGGAATCTTGTCCCGACTTGACGATGTTCTTCATAATTTTAAAATCTCGTCCCTTTTTGGGATCAGTAACATCGCCCAACGCGGGCTCTCCAAGATCCTCATCGCCACAAATATGACGCAAAATAATCTGGTGGAGTGTTTTTCCTACTGATAGTATCTTAGGACCAACATTCTTCTTAACGCCGCCATCATCACCAATTTCTTCTCGAACAATGCAGTTGTAGTAGTATCGCTCAATCGGCTTAATTTCTCGATAAAGTGCCCGCATTCTATTTTGTTCTTCGACATCAACGTTTTCTGATTCCTTCCAGAGCCATCTTAAATAATCCCCAATTGGATTTTGCCCAACCCACTTTCCGTTAACCATATGACGTGGATCGTGAAGACTCTTTCCATTTACTCTATGGATTCTAGTCCATTGATAAAAAGGCCCTTTCTCCGCAAATTTTCCCTCTGGGGCAGGAGGAAGGAGACGAACGGTAACGCTACCTTTACCGTCCGGCATCTTTACAAAATTTTCTAGGTAATTATTACGCCCGCCCTGTTCTTTCAGTCTCGCATGGTCTTCTTTTAGTGCATTTAAATCTAGTGACATCAGTTCTCTCCGTAAAAAGTTAAATTGTTACTTGCTGTTATAAAGTAAATCGAACAGCAGGTCAAGAGACATTAGAAAGAACTAGAAAAAATCTAATTTTCTGATTTATATACACAAAATTCTTCTTCTCGCAACATTGTGGGAGTGTATAATGTGGGGCAATAATCACCCATAAGTCCAGTAGCTTTAGGACGTATAATGCCTTTGTGAGGATTGCGCTTATAATCTAATTCTACATCGTGACAATACCACAAACCAAATCGCTTTTCAGTAAAATCAATTACTTCTTTATAAACACTCTCTTTAGAAACAGGATATAAAGAAATCGTATGTCGTAGCGAATTGCAATGAGCGTTATGATAGATCCAAACCAACCCGTGAAATTGTCTACTTTTTCTTCGTCCCGCTTCTTTCCATCCATCATCTTCAACAAAGACATGTTTTGAATCGGAAATCCAAACAGCATCTTCCTCCCACAACCAAGCATAACAAGTCCTAAATGAATGACAACATATCGCTTCTTCAGATGGCCAATCTTGCCACTCTATGTCTTTTAGGATCTTCTCAAAATTAACGATTTTTCCATCTGTTATTTTGATAGAGTCTGGATTTTCAAGTGTTGTTAACAACTTGTCATAACGTATCTCAAACGGGTTCATTTTGCCTCCACCAGCAAACTCGTCACCGTCGTTTTTCGATTAGAATGTTTAACTAACTCTTGCCACATTTCCATCTCATCCATTGCCATACTCCGAAATAAGTTTTCCAAACACTCCTTCAATAAACTGGTTTATAGACTCTTGCTTTACGCCAAGTTCTCCCAATTCATTCCTAACTTCTTGAGGCAATCTCTTCACAGAAGAACCATAACTCCAACACCCAATTGAACGAATAGCGTCCTCTTCATCTTTGGTAAAATAATCCCTTACCCATTCATCAAAATAACTCATAAGGCATTTCCCTGTCTAATATTTCTTTAAATATCACATCTTCTCCCTTTCGAGAGCTTCTGTGTGAGCTTTTTCTCCAAGAGCTTTAACTTTGTCTTCTAACGAATCATGCCCTTCTTCTTCAAGTTGTTTGTTGAGTCCCTTTTTCATCTCCTGATCCTCAAGATATTGTTCTTCTAACGCTTTTAACATCTCTTGATTACGTTCTAGTTGTTCTTTAATCCTAGCATCATTTTCTTCTTCTATCTTCTTTCTTTTCTCGGGACGCATATATGGTTGGAGTTTTTGCTTTGATTGTGACTTGTCCGACTTCTCCATTTCCTCTTCCCACTCACTCTGCTTCTTTTCCTTCTTTTTGTTGATTTCTCGAAGTTTAGCAACCTTCACTTTACTCGCTCGGTCATGAGCTTTTTTCTTCTTCTCTTTAAGTTTTTGATTAGACATTTTTAATCCTTATCTTATTTCTGGCATTTGTTCTACATTTCCACCCGATGTTTTCATCCCCGTCCACAAATCCACACCAGGATCTACTTGTTGGTTAACCATTTGATCTTCAAACACTAACTTCCCCGCAGTTTGAGGCATAAAAAATTCCGAACTAACTGTCTTTTCTTGTCCCTTATCATCCTGAGTTGTATAAGCAACAGCCCCACCCATACTTTTCTCTACAAAAATAGGATATTTCTTACCTTTTGTAAATTTTAGATTTTGTTGATCTGCTTTATGTTGTTGAGGTAATTCAGGATCATAAACTTCCCAACGTACCGGGGCTCCTCCTATTGAACTAATGGTAGGTTTTAATGGGATGTTGGGAACATTGGTTGAAGCAGGAGATGGTATGGTAGATTGTAATTGCTGTAAAAGCTGCGGATTTGATTCGAGCAGCTTAGCTGCAACAACTAATGGAGATTCTTCAACATCCTCTCCCTCAATAACTGGTCCGTCGTCAAAACGAAACTTCTTGTTTTTTATAACAATGCCATCATCAGCTTCACGATAACTCAACTTTTTCCTTTCAAACTCATAAATCTCAACATCAGTTACGAGAATATTGCGTCTCGCTAATTGGGACATAATTTTTCCAGCAAGGACTTCTAACTCAATGTCCTCATAGGCTTTTCCCACTCTAACCTTTTTCTCGTGAGTTTCTTCTACCCAGCCTTCTTCATCTTTTTCTCTATAGTGAAGAACTATTTCGTAACCCATTGTTCCTCCTTACTTGCAGCCACCATAGGTAAGGCGAGGTTACATTCAACCGACAACCCACCTTCCTCTCCCAATAATTGACAAACTTGTTGCAAAAGTAAATCTCGCAACTCTGAAGATTCCAGTTTTGCCGTTTGTTTATATACTTGAACAATCTTATCCACATTTCCTGTTGCAAGTGTATCCTCGCGCAACTTCATTCTTTCTTCAGCAAAACACCCAAGTATATCAAGTGTGTCAAGGTGATTGCGTTGGAAATCGGATGCAAGATGCCACAATAGATCGACATCTTTGACATTTTTTGCTAAATCCAAAAAATAAGCATTGTTAAACAGAAGCCGATTTATGTATATCTCAATATCATCCACATCTCTTACAAGTGGTAGCTCGCGCAACTTCAAATCGTAATAATTAAACAAACTTAGCGAACACGAGTCTTTTTTATCTTTTTCCAACCAATAATTACCCATCTTTTTACCTCCAGCTTATTAGAGTGTCTTATTTCATAACTATACCCATTTTGTATCTTGTATCATAGAAAACCGGTTTTCTATTTGCAATCTTACAAAATGTGTCAAATGCTTCTTGTGCTGGTTCGTGTTTAGAAAGATAATCTACTGCAATTAAGCCATTTGGTTTAAGATTTTCCCAAAGTAAATCTAAGCAATTACGCATGTCATCCAAAGAACTTTCATAATGAACTAAAGCTAATTCACACGAAAATAGACTGTCTATAAACGCTATATCCATAACTTTTCCATAATAAAAATTAAAAATTCCTTTATAATTCCTTTTAACATTAAGTTTAGCTAAACGCAGAGAATACGGCTCAGAATCATTCTCAAACGCAAGAAAATTCTCAACCGATTTACAACTTGTTAAAAAACAAGAACTAAGAAAGCCAGATCCAAACCCAATTTCAATTAAATTTTTAGGCTTAACGTATTTCCCCAAGTGATAATAGAAGGGAATAAAAAGAGGATCTTGATACCACGAACTTTTTCTAACAGATTCATTACTAATTGCTAGACGCCCCAATAACGTACGTGAAGACACAGCCTCCTTTTTTAAGGCTGTATCTATATGGATTTTGAGACTTTCTAATTCGTGATCGGAATTCATATCTTTTTCTAGTTGCCAGTACAAAAAAAACGAAGTGACCCATGCCTATCGCCCAATTTGCCAAAAAGACTCGACACAGGTCACTTCATTATATAAGCTATTTATTATTAAATTAAACCTCTCCAGCAAAAATTCAATAAAAAAGGAAGAACAAACTACTACATTTCGCTTGTCTCCCTTACTCTAGTTAATGGTGTTACCCAAGGCTGCGTTTCGGTTGTACTCAACGAGTATCCAACCATCGCACTCCGCAACCAGCCACGAACCCTCGATGCCTTTGTCATGCGATCTAAAGGCATTCGAATAAGAACTCGTGACCGAAGACTCGGATCACTAGAGCAAAGGTATATATGTTCTTGACCTTCCTATTCTTCCATTTTAATCTTGTATTCTTTGGGACAAATTAAAAGTTCTGGCTTGTTTTGCGAAAGACGCTTTCCTGATTTTTTATCTTTTATTCCATTAAGAGTGTAGTTGACCGATATCTCTTCTATAACAGCCCATTCATATAATTTTCTAATCTCTGGACAGTCGTCGTAAGAAAGAACCCAAGGATTTGTTGTGTTTTGGAGAACTTCAGATAGTCGTTTGTGATCTTTTGCAAAACCACATTGATAAAGATCATCACCCTTTACATAATATGGTGGATCAAGATATAAAAAAGCATCACCTTCAATTAAATCTGCAAAATCAAAACCAGTACAACATCCATCTTTAATTTTCACAGTAGAAAATTGCTTGTGTAATTTGTCAATTTTCTTACAAATATAATCTGGAGACCATCGACAATCAATTTTGTAATTTGATTTTTGTTTCCTACCACCAAGAGGTCCACCAGACTTGGTTCCCAAACCAGAATAAGAAATTTGGTGTATTGCCAATTTTTTAAATCCATACTCAATAACTTTTTGTTTCTGTTTGTGGAACTTAGTATTGTCAAGAAGTTCTTTTTTATACTTATCAAACATTTCAACAGAAGGAGAAAAATCTCTAACTCTCTGCTTCAATTCATCTGGATGCCTAATTACAGAAGTCCATAAATTAGCAACACCGATATCTTTATCATTAATCCATATCTTTTCCCAACCTGGATTGTCCAAAAGAAATCTCAAACCAACACTGCCACCACCAAAAAACGGCTCACGATATTCCAAACTAATTTGATCGGAGTATGCATTGAGGTGCGCTGAAATGGCGTCTTTAAGTTTTGCCTTGCCACCCGGATAACGAAAAAACGACATTAATTCTCCTCAGAAATACAATTCATAAGTCCCATAAACCTATCATCTTCTAACATGTCTGGAGCTTTTTTTTTATCGCAGATACAAGTGTTGCACAGCATCTAAAGTCTTTAGTCATTTTGCTGTCTGTATATGGGTTTTTAAATGTCTCTGAAATAAATCCTCCCAAATGATCTGCCACGTTAAAAATATAATATTTTGAATTAGGCCAATAAGATTGAGTGCATTCCTGGATGATAATTTCCCAATCGCCAATACAATAACAAAATAATAAACTCTGAGGATCGCCTTTTATATTCCAAAAAATAGACAACTTCTTTGTGGGTTTGATAAGAGACTCTAAAAGCTCAACAGCCATTTCTCTTTTGCGCTCTTTTCTCTTCATCCTACATTCTTGGTCATCTTGCTTTTCTTTTTTCAATTGTCATCCTCCAAAGGATCATTCAGATGATCCCGCCAAGAGACACAATCCATTTAGTGATGGTAGTGGTGATGTATTAGCCTCATCCCAACGAATGAAATCAGCACGTAATTTTTAAACTTCTTCATCATGAAATTTTACTGCTACCCAGTCTCTAAGATAATTGAGCCTGTATTCGACAGTTGATCTTTCTAGCCATCTCCATTCATCTTCATCTATTGCAAGGGTAGGAAAAAATAAAAATTTATTCTTAATTATTTTGCAATCACCTACTTTTGGTCTTAAAAACCTCATTTTATAATCTCATCCACTTTCGCGGCAAGATCCTTGTTTTTCAAATAAATTTCAGATTGTAGCTTATCCATTTCCTTGCGCATCATATACCCACGACTTTGGGCATTATCATGTGCTTTATCCCACGCCCTAATATGCTTGTCTAATTGTCGTTGTCGCAATTTGGCAAAAATAACTGATTTTTTAGCTGCTATTACTTCTGAATCGCTTTTTGCATAGGCGTCACTTAATTTGTCAGTACAGCCTTCTTCTTTCTTTGTTGTATACATTTTTGTATACGCAACCTCGTAAGCAGCTTCCTTACAAGACAAAAGATACTCAGCTTGGCTAAACATCTCTCCAAAATAATCATACCATGTTGCTAAACGATCTTGGAAATCGCTCAAAACAACTTCATTAAAAAAAAGACGATCAGGATCTAAAACAACTTTATTATCACCCAATGTAACAACACGTTTGTTATCAGGAGGTAATTTATCTGGATCTATTGACATTTTTATTTTCCTTTCTTGTTGCTTAAATTATATCTAATTTTCTGCATCTTTGGAAGATGGATTTTCATCTTCCGGCTCGGGCCTAGATTCATCCTCGTCTTCGGGATTAACTTCAGGCTTGTCGGGGCCTTCATCCTTTTGATAGTCGGACTTAAAATATTTTTTAGCTTTTTCACCGAGCTTCCCATCCGGAGCTTTCGAGGGAATTGCAGCCGAAAGGACTTCCGCTTCATTCCTAATCTTTTTAAGAAGGTCTCCATGTTTTTTCTCGCTTATTTGAGTGATTGCTAATGTTTTAGGATTGAATTCCACGCAAAAGCTAAATCTACTTTTTCCATGTCGATGTTTGACGACAAATATTCTGGCGATGTTTGCTTTCTTTTCCTCGATCATTTGGTTGATAGACCAACAACCATCAAGAGGACGAATTTGAGCAAATGAATCTCCAAGATTGTTATCATCTATCACGGGATTGCCTTGAAGTGCAAAACGATCTTTGTCGTTCAAAAGGTCTCTAGCACCACGATTGGGTTGCATTGCCGTAAACATGCACACTTTTTCCTCAGTACAAAAACCACGCAAATCTCGAACAATCCTGTATCGGGACTCATGCGTTGGCATATTGGGATAATCCTTCATCTCGCCAATGTAATCTACAACAATTAAGTCGGGCTTAAATCCCCTGAGATTGACTTGCTGAATATATGCTCGCAACATGTCAACGTCAAACATTCCAGCAGAAAATTGCTTAATGATAAGCATTCGAGGATCTTTAATATCTTTGACATGTTCTTCTATTGCTGCTTTAATTAAATCTTTATGTTTTTCTAATTCATTAATGTCTACGTCGGCTAATTGAGCATCAAAACGTTCGGCTATTTTATCCTCGTCCATTTCTAAAGAAATATATAATACTCGTTTTGCAAGTTTTACAATATTTAATAATGATGCTTTTACAAGTGTAAGACTTTTTCCACTACCTGAAAGTCCCATCCATGAATATAATTCCCCTCGACTCGGACCACCACCAAGTAAAGCACTATCAAGAGCCTCGAACCCAGTAGTAAAAACTTCACGCGCTTCTTCGTTCTCTTCTTTCCTTTTATACCGTTCCTCAAAACTCTGAAAATACTCCAACCCGCTCTCAAAGTTACGATCTACCGATAATGCTTCATGCAACAACTCTCTAATTTTCGTCCATGTTTCATCACTTTCTGGATTATTTTTTACCTGACTCAAACACTTATTGAATGCAACTTTCAACGCCTGTAATTTGGCAAAATTGGTGATTTTGTCAAGCAGATAATCTCTATTATCTAAATTAGGAACATAATGATTGTAAACACTTGCCAATTCCCCAAGATAATGAAATCTTACTTCATTAGACTTTGACTCAATTACCTCTTTGACTTCTTGGGTTAAAAATGTTTTAGTTGGCATAACCCTATAACTTTTAAAATGTTCAAACAACACTTTGCAAATTAACTTATGAACCTCATCTGTAAAATAACTTGATTCAACCAGTCCCATACCCTGTATCAAAAAATTCTTGTCATTTACAAGCATCCCTAAAACATAACGCTGAAATTCTTCATCCCATTTATAACCATCACCTACATCATCATCATCTGGGTCTATAAGTGTAGCCAAAGTCGCTTGTTCTTCTACAGTTAATTCATCCATATCGCTTAAACCGCTTGTGTCGCTCATTCATTCTCCAATTTCTAAATTAACCATACGAATAACTGCAAGGTTATTTGTTGTGGGACATTTTACACTTCCCAAACCCTTTCATTATCTAAAAGCATACCAAGCACAAACCCATGTCCCATTTTCTTATCAGGACAATCCAAGACCTCTTGATATGACATATTTAAATCGTGATGATCGTAAGAATCAAAATCAAATAAGGTAATATCCCCAGCAGCATCATAAAGTTCTTTTAATTTCTTAAACGCATCAGTATGCTCCACCGTTCGTGCATAAAGAGAGCAATAAATTTTCTTTCTTGCTTCGACATAACCTAATTTTTCACCATCCCACAAAGAATATGTGGGCTTGGTTCCTTTCCCCATTGGATAACGATAAGCACGATTTTGCATCCAACCCCATTCAGCCCACGTCCAATAACTACTCGTTGGCTCTCCATCCTCTATGTGATCTGCATATACTTTTGAAAACTGCCATCCGTTTTCAACATTCTTCGCTTCATATCCGTCATAAAGCTCTACTGGACCTAGAAAAAAAGGACTAAGACCACAACTCCAGTTCTTAGACCGAGAGGTTGTGTCAATAGCCCCAGAAATTCGCGTTCTCATATTGCAAAAATTAATCACTCGCACCCCTTTTCACTGCAATATAGAAGAAAACTAATTTTTTGTCGATAGCAATTATACACCTAAATAATCAAATTCTGAAAGCGAAACTTGTGAAGCACGTATGCTCTTTTCGCGCGTAATCTTCTTCCCCATCGACTTCTGAGCGTTCCAGGTGATCGCTTTACAGTAAGTTCCAAATTTAGAATCAATACGCAATGGTCTGTCCTTTTTAGGGCGTTTAGAAGGGGGAACATGTTTTTTAATGATTTTATCTAAAATCTTTTCTTGATGCGGACCATACTTCTGCCTGTTCGCACCGTGACGAGTCTTGTTCTTCCAAAGATGCTTCAGTTTTTTAACCATCTCAGAAATAAACTCGTCTTCAACATGTTCCTCACATTTTTCAAAACAATCTTCAATATAAATTTGACGTTTGTAATACGAACCCGCTCGCAACATCGCAATTCTAAGAGTTTGAACTACGTCCTGCTGCTCGTCTGTATGATTCCCTCGATTGTTTTTCTTGATTAATTGCCACGCGGCTTTATGAGCTAACTTTCCAAACTTTTCATCTAATTCTCGGTATTCATCTTCCGTTACCGGAAAATCCTGAGCTATCTGTAGCATGTGTCTCCTGGGTTAGTGGGATTGTAATTTAATTTCACTTAAATTACTTAAAGAACTTCCTGCCATGCAGGAAGTAGTTAGATGAAGGTTGGGAAAAAGTGGATCTTCTGTCTCAAGTACTTTAGTTGCTGTTTTAAATATGTCTTTCCAGTTATGCTTGTTAACTAATATACAGAACCCATCATGCAGATGAAATGCCAATTTAGCGCAATTTTTAGTTTCTTCGTGTAATTTAACTAACTTGCGCAAACATATAATGCTCGCAGGTGCCTGCACTACGAAATTCCTGATTTTATGAGTACTCTCTTCAAATTGCCGTTTTCGACCAAAGTAGTCAGTACAAAATCCGTCATTGTCAAGATTTTGCGATACCCATTTAAATGCTGTTGGATAGGTCTTATAATATTTATTTATTATCCAACCAGCAATATCTTCCCTAATATTCATTTTTTTTGCCAACCCTCTTTTCCCTAACCCAAACACAACAGGTAAAAAACTAGTTTTTCCCTTCTTTCTAGAATTTTCTTTTACTCCAGTAGCTTTTTCCCAAATGCATTCATAAACATCTTGTTTTCCCGCTAAAACTTCTCCTAAAACAGGATCTCCTGACAACCACTGAAGCGTAGCTACTTCCATATGCTTAAAATCAAAAACCATAAATATATTTTCGTGGTCGCGAGGAACAAGTTGTTCTTTGTCTTTCGGAGTCATACTGTGAGGTGTGTAACATCTTGAAAGTCCTTTAAATGTTGTACTCCTTCCATTTACCTGCCCTTCTATCTCATAACAAGAATAAACAGAATGACGCTTTCCTCGATGAACTAATGCCTCGACTTCCATACTAGGAACTACTTCTGTCAACAAAGGTAAATGTATCTCTTTGTATATCGTGCGCAATTTATCCCAAGAAGAATTTTTTCCTACTCGTTGCAGTCTGGTTTTAGCTTCTTGGAGTGTTGTGGGTGGAGGATCAGTATACCCAAGGAAAGATTCGATCAGCTTGAGATCTAAAATTGGACGACTGAATTTAAGAAAATCACCTGTTATTGCCAGGTAATAAGAAAAGAGGGGCTTTAGCCCCCAAGCTAAAATAAGTTCCTCTTTGACACCTAAAATCTCAGGAAGAGTTCCGATTTGAAGAACTAAATCGTGTTCTTCACTCGAAAGAGGAATAGTAACCTTTTTACCGCCGCCTTGAATAATTAAAGTTTTTGGATTTCCATTCGTCCAATCTAAAACTTCAGGGTTTGTGGTCAAAAAAATGTCTTGACCTTCTAAGGGGATCAGCGCGTCTGCAAGAATTTTCATAGCTTGAATATAGGTGGAATTAGGGAAAAAAGAAAGGGCGAATTTTAATTCGCCCTTTCTATGGAAAGGTCAATGCAGTGCTTTAAAACCATCCTAACGAATGGTTTTAGCACATTAACTCCTCATTTTTAAATATCTTCTATAATCAAAATCATCTTGCTCTGGTGTTGTCAAAAGATCACTTAGGAGTTCTTTACAAACTTTTACAATATTGTGATAATTCTCTACACCTGACAAATTTTTTAATGATTGATTAGGACGAAAACCACAACGTCTCTTCACGCAAGTCCAAACATTTTTAGTTATGTCCATATAAAGATTTTTTTCATATCTGATTCCCATTAACGATAAAATCTCTTTTACAATCTCCTTTACTGCGGTATTTGCCTCTCCACGTAATCGAGACTCCTCTTCATTTGCGTCAAGAAGAGGAGATTGAAATTTTTTTTCTTTAGGCAATGGCATTTTTTTCAACCAATCATCACCATGTATCTCTGCCATTTCTTGGTAATGATTTAATTTCTCTTGATTGTTTAAAAATCTATTAGATAACGTTGGTAATTTTAAATCGAACATTTCAACAATTTCATCGTTGAAATTTCTTGATATGTGAGGATTTACACTTATATTGTGCTTATCAAACTCAAAATCAGAAAATTCCTCCTTATCTTTGGGATCGACAATAATCTCATCCTCTTCTTCTGTTATAATTTCTTTTGTTTCAACTTCTAATCCTGTTTCATCTTCAAACTGTTTCCATAATTCTATTTGTCCTTTATCTTTCGCCATAACAACATCATAAGTAGCAATATTTGCAAATAGACGATTTCCACGAGCAGTAAGCTGCATAAAAGCTGGTAGTGTCCTAAAATTAGACAAATTCAAAACAACTTTTATTTTTGGACAATTATAACCAATTGTCCCCATAGCTTTAACAATTAACACATCATAATTTCCTGATTTAAAAGTTTCTAATCCGTTCTCTGAATTTGTTTTAGATGTAACTACCAAAACTTTTAAATCAGGCGCTTGCCTAGCAAATTCTCTTTTAATTTTATTTGCATGAATGTCTGCATAATAATCGGGTGTATCGTCATCCATCTCGGCATCCTCTAGATCTGACAAGGTGGTCACAATTGCAGCAGCGGTAAAATCCGCATTTTTTCGTAAGCGAACTTTTTCAATACAAGCCTTCACACATTCGCAAATTGTCCTCTCATCCATCAAAAAAGCTCGCAACAATCTATCACCTCGCCTTTTTGACATTGTAGATAGTATTTCATCACTGTACATAAGCGTTGCATCTACGAATGCAGGAGTAGGTTTTAAAATAATACCATCTTCCCAAGCTCGCTGATATGTATATTCATAATCTGCTTTTAATGAATACTTACAAACCTTCATATTTCCTTTTTTTATCTTAATAACAAAAGGATTATCAGTTTTTTCTGACTTCACATATCTTCGCACACTTTCTCCAAGTAGTTCTACATGAAAACCAGGAATTTTAATATTATCAGATCTAAAAGGTGTACCGGTGACAAGCACAATAGGAATGCCAATTTTTTGCATTTTCAACGCGGCTGCTCCCCATTGATTCTCAGTGCTGTAAAGATGACTTTCGTCAAAAAACACAACAGGAAATTTTCCACATTTGGAATGAATTTTTTCTGCATGTTCGATAAATTGATCTACATTCAGTTTTTCTTTCTCATTCTTTTTCCCATTTATTAAAAATTGCACTGTAAAACTCTCTAATATACATCCATTTCTAAACCGCTTAGTATCAAGTCTATTCTCTTCCATAAATGGATTATAGTTGCCACTACTAACATAATCCAGCCTTTCAAATAAATCATCAATATCGTCAGACTTTAATTGATTTTTTAGTGTTGTGCTAGGACTAAAAACCCATGCTCCGGCAAATACCTTTCTCTTTTCAACCAGACCAATTGCACAAGCCCTGATTACATCAGATTTACCAACCCCTGTTGGAAGGAACAAACTCGCCGCGAGGGCTCCTTTAATAACCAACCTGTCTATTACGCAATTATAACCGCCTATTTGACATATACGCATGTTAGAAGCATTAGGAAAATCATCAAAAAAATAAGTATCTTTTTCATAATCACTAGCAGTTTTAGTCTCAACCATTTTATTTCCCTTTTTAAGATTACAAAGTTTACAAGACGCACGCAAATTCGACATTATAGTTTTTCCACCACGACACCAAGGAATAAAGTGGTCAACTTGCCACTCTTCATCTAAATCAGAACCACAATAATAACATTTACCATCAGCTCTTAAATAGATTTCTGTCCTAACATACCTACTTCTCACAACCCTTGATTCCGCATTTAGATAAACCATGTGCATCCTCCATATTATATATAAAGGAGCACTGAAGTTTAAAAAATTTAAAAGTTTTAAAAAATTTAAACTTAGACAAGTATAGAATAATCAAATTTCTCGTCAACCTCTATTTCCTCAACCCCCAATATCTTCGTCTTTCCAATCCACTTTCTAATATCATCATCCACACCGACTTTAAATCTCGGAAGATGATTTTGTTGTTTTATCTTCTGAATAGTCCTTACAGCAAGTAAACCATCAAGACGACATAAAACTCTTTGTCCAACCACAAGATTGGTTAATTCTTTTATTTCAAGAAGAGTTTTTCGATGAGGATTATTGATGTGCTGAAAAGGAACAAAAATAAATCCTTCTGCTGTTACTGTTTTTCCTTTGCGCAGCTTCTTAGCAAGATGAAAACTTAAAGTCAATTTAATTTTGCCTATCTATTAATAATTAATATACATTTGTACATAACAACATCCTTTTGGGATCTTGTATAATTGTACTGTACCAATAATTAGTACTAATGTACAATAAGGAATTTCCTTTCGGCGAAGCCATCTTTTATCTTATCCCGAGCACTTTAGGTCTATGACCTTGATCCCATATTAAACCAGGGCGTTGTCGTATTATTGGATCTAAACACCAATCCGTTGCCTGGGGTTACTCCCGTTAGGAAGCGTCTCGTTTCGATAATTTTTGACTTAAGAAGAGGATTACTTTGACAGTCCGCCAAGCTAATCACCTCTTCGGTTGCAGAAAGTTCTAGAATGTTTTTGGAAGTTTGATTGTTATACCGTACCGCTGGGTGATAGTTCAAGCCCAGTTTAGAATAGTTTTAATCTAGAATTTCTATGTCGTGTACTATATAATATAGAGAACCTTTTGTAGTATAGGGGAATAATTTGAAGAAATTAGATGGATTAAATATAGCTCATGAAGTAGCAAAAAAATTCAAAGGGGTATGTCTTTCTACTAAATATGTTAATATTGATGCCAAGTTATCTTGGAAATGTTGTAATGGTCATAAATTTAAAAAAAGTCTCTACGACGTGCATCATCGTCATAGATGGTGTTCACGATGTAATAAAACAAATATCACAGAGGAATTTTGTAGATTTATTTTTGAATCTATATTTAATTGTTCTTTTGAGCGAACAAGATCGGTAATCCCTGGTAGATTAGAGTTAGATGGGTATAATGAATCTATCAAACTGGCGTTTGAGTATCAAGGAGAGCATCATTTTATAAAAGTTCCCAAGTTTAGACATAGTGTTAGTGAGGTTGTATCTAGAGATAATAGAAAACGTAAATATTGTAAAGAATTAAATTTAACATTGATTGAAATTCCATTCTGGCATACTCATACCATTGATAATTTAGAAACATATATCTATAATCAACTTGAGTTCTTTAATGTGGCACACAAAAAAATTATAGTTGATTATGAGAAAATTAAATTTATCACATTTTCAAGTTTAGAAAAGGCTCAAAAATTAGCATTCGCTCGGGGTGGGTGTCTATTATCTAAAGTCTACTATAATAGTAGAGAGCCTTTACAATGGCAATGTTCAAAAGGACATAATTGGCAGGCCGGATTTTCTTCAATACAACAAGGATCTTGGTGTCCATATTGTGCTGGACAAATAGTAACTATTGAAGATATGAAGAAAATTGCCTTTTCCAAAGGAGGATGTTGTTTATCTAATATTTATATAAATGCCAAACATAAATTAACATGGAAATGTAATCAAGGTCATGTTTTTACGTTAAGTTCTGATAAAGTAAAACGAGGACAATGGTGTGGAATTTGCAAGAAAGCATCAAGACAAATAAGAGAAAAAGGAACTATTGAAATTTATCAAAATATAGCAGCAAGCAAAGGTGGCTTATGTCTCTCTGATATATACACCAATTCACATACAAAATTAAAATTTAAATGCTCTCAAGGACACATATGGGAATCCGAACCATGTAAAATAAAAAATTGTGGAAGTTGGTGTAAAATATGTAGTAAAAAATGGAGAACACAATGATGTTTAGGTATCCTGGAGGTAAACGCAAAGCAGTAAAAAAGATTTTGTCTAAAATGCCAAAAGATATATGCGAATTCCGTGAACCTTTTATAGGTGGTGGATCTGTTTTTTTTGCTATATCCCCTACCATTAAGCGTTGGATCAATGATTTGGATGAAGATTTAATTAATGTTTATCTAGCATTGAGAGATGAACCGGACGAATTTATCCGTATGTGTAGGGAAATTAAGCCACAAAAGGATGGTGAAGAACTTACTTCATCCAAGCCAGGAGGCAAAAAACTCTGGAACAAGAGGCTTAAAGGACATTTCGATACTTTTGTAGCTAATCGAGGTAAAGAGAAAACTCTTTGTGAGAAGGCTTTAAGGCATTATTTCATTAATCGCACTGTTTGGGGAGGGCGCGTTAATTATGACATTCCCTCTAGACTTTATTTTTCTAATCCGGCTGGATGGAATGTCATAAAAAAAGATCAACTAGAAAAAGCAGCAGAAATTCTTCAAGGCGTGAAAATTACAAGCGAAGGTTATGAAGTTCTACTTGCCGAGCCTGGAAAAAATGTTTGGATCTATAATGATCCTCCGTATGTAGTCAACACAAAATTGGCCGTTTCTTCTCAACTCTATCGTCTTGGATTTGGAATGGAAGATCATGCATTGTTTAAAAAGAACATTGAAAAGTGCAAACATAAAGTTTGTATATCATATGACGATTTGCCCGAGGTGAGAAAATGGTATCCGAAAAACCAGTTTTTTACTTATCAAGAAGAATGGACATATTCAGGAACATCATCAGCAAAAGGAGCGAAGCAGACTAAGGAAAAGGGGCAAGAACTTTTGATAACTAATTATTTTCTTAATTAACCCAAGGCCATCCTGCACTTATGCTCTTAGCATGTATTTTATCCATAATATTTTCTAATGCATCCATATACGCTCTATGTGCTGCTCTAAAACTTTTTTCTTTAGTTCTTTTCTCTTTATGGTCCATCGCATTGCCTATTGTCATCGCGCTTATTCCATACATAGGGGTATTGGCAAATTTGACATCTTCTTCTGAGGGTCGAATCATTTCCAACTCATTGGCTTCTTGTTCAAGATTTACGTTTCTTAGTAAACGAACGATATTGTCGTGGAAGTGAGGGTTTTCAAACGGACCCTTTTTATACATTGTTAGAGCATAATCAAATAGTCTACGCCACTCATTTTCGTTATCAGTTTCAAGCCATAGGGTAAAGTTGAGCATACTGTATTTAGTCCAATATGTTTATTACTCCGTAAAACTTACTGCCTGTTTGTGGTAAATTTTTGCCAAATCTAACAAGATATCCAGAGCGGAAAGGAGAATCGGGAAAAATATTTGAAGTGTCACACAACGGAACGTATGGACAATATTGATATCCTGCTGTGTAATACCATAGTGGTTTTTCTTGTTTATCTATTTCTTTTCCTCGCAATCCAACTAAAATTTTATTTTTAGGAAATTGTGCATCCACATAAACATCCTGAGTATCTTTATGCGATCCTGCATAAAATATTTCTTCTTTGGAATTTAATTCTGTCTCTAGTAATCTTTCTGCTAATTCAAGAGAAGTGACGATCCAATTACCCTTACCCAGGAGAGTTTTTTTGTCAATTATATTACTAATTAAGTGTATTTGACTTTCTAGTGAGTTGCCTTCGCCTTCGCAATTACCTCTAGTTGCCGCATTATTGATTAAATCATGCAGCACACTTCTTGTAATTTCATTTGCAATTATAGATGCAAATTCTTCATCATCATATTCATTGTCGTTTACATGTAGGGTTTTTAATTTAACAGCATGAGCTGCCACTTCTTCATTACGCAACAACACATCAGATTTTTTAGTTTCCTCATCATAATTAAATTTACAATAAAAAACCTCGGCAATGGGACCGATCATCGGTTGTACAGAAACTAAATTTTTAATTATCCATTTAGAATAAACTAGAAATGCTACATGTTCAGTTCTTTTTGATTGATCTTCACGAAACTTATTGAATAGAGATTGGTTTTCAATAATCAGGGCGAGGTCATGTTTTTCTTGTTCACAACCTTTAATATCGTAGACTTGACTCCACTTTTCCAACGCACCGACACTTAATTCTTTTTTGTTCATAATGGCTCCTTTAGTTTAATAGAGAAACCATAAAAATTTTTTATGTCTAGCTATGCCAGAACCAACCTTGCAATTCAACATTGATAATATACACATTACTAGTGCAAGTATCCCCTGTTACTCCAGTAGCATCCCTTTTCAATGCAAAAAACAAACCCTCTTCTGGTAATGAGTCTGGTACTGAGAACTCATACCTAGATTCATAAATTTCATTAGCAGAGTTTAGTGTTGTAACTGTTGTATCCGTGAATGTTGTTTCAGTATTTGTGCCATCTAAAACAGTTCCAATTACCGCTTGTCCAAGTACAAAATCTAATGCTACGGTGGCAGACGCAACGTTAGAAGATAACCCCCATCGCACAATATACTCTAATGGTTGGGACGTATCTAATCCGGCTGGTACTGATATAGCTTGTCCGAATCCATCATGGTTGGGATATTCAAATTTATTCTTTTTTACCTTCAATTCAATTATAGGCCCAAAGTTAATATTGTTGTCTTTTGGTCCAAGTCCCTGGAGTCCAAAGGTATTGCCAACGTTGATGCCTTCTATAGTTCTCTCAATTCTAGCTTTGCCCATATATTCAAGAAAGCCATCGGCATTGATTTCAGTACGATTACTATGAACTTTGAATTGCTCAAAAATTGGGGCGGTGGTAATTCCAGTAGCAATTCGGAACCTTATCCAAAATCTATTAATTCCTTCAGTAGGGGGATCGTTTTTCGTCCAAGAAGCAGCAGCTAGAGCTAAGTTTTGGAACCTGATTTGTTCTGATCCAGTTTGCTCAAATATAGAATTAGCATGTTGAGTGTAAGGAGCATTTGAGAATGCAGACATATGACCGAACTCTGTCCATGCCGACCCATTCCAATATTCAGCAACTATTTCTCCTGCACCAGGAACAGCCGCAACTGTGACTTTTGACTTAATCCCTAGAAATTGTTTGTAGTCAGAAGAATCTTGAAGGTCAGAAGAAATATAAATCGCATTGTCCGCAGCTACTCCTGGGAATGTAAGTGCCGAGCCACTTGCACTTGCCGCTTCGGTACTCACATCTGTAAAGGCTCCAACTGCTGTTTGTGTATAGACTAGCATTCCACGAGTATAGCTATCGCCTTCACCAAGCACTGTCTCTCTACCTACTTCAGGTGAGCCCACTTGCAATTCTTCTAGGAATAAATGCCCTTCATCACCTTCAACATCACTATTGAAATCAATTTTGATAGTAGATGCATTAACTAAAGAAAGTCTGGTTGCAAGGAAAATACATCCTGTTACATGTACATCGGTATTGTCGGCTTCTTGTAAAACATGCATAGGACTACTCGGACCAGCCAATATACCTGTGCCTTGAATTACATTTGCCGTTCCATTAACGCCAGTTCTTAAAACATTAGTGCCGCCAAGGGTGTTTATAATAGCGACAATTATTGCTCCATCATCATTACAATAAATATGATTAGTTGCGCCCGAACTAAAACTATTGTGAAGTAATAGCACGCCACCATCGGAAAAATAAGCATTCCCTGTAGCTTCAGAATATATGTTAGATGCTGCTATACTTCCACTATTTGTTGCATGGAGACCATTAGTGCAACTTGATTTAAATTTTGTTTCTTCGACTGTTATACTTCCAGATGCCGTATCAGATTGAACGCACGTTTGTGAGTTTTGGAAAACACAACGTACAATTTCGCTTTCATCATCACTATACACGCCGATTTCAGCAGTAGGCCCATCCACTCTCAAATTGTAAAGAACGGCATCATGTCCTAAAGTGATAAAAGTAGCAGCATTGTTAGAGGCTTTAACAAATGTGCATTCGTCATTAACTCCCATTAAAGAAACATAATCAGGTAATGTAAAAGGGGCTTCTGTAAAAATACCTGGGGTCAACTGAATGACATATCGTTTAGAGGAAGAAGCGTCTCCTAGAGAATTGATTTGTGCAACTGCATCTGTGATGGAATTGTATTCTGCTTCTCCATCTGTTGTCGAAACTGTTATAATCTGTGCAGGGGAACGATTGTCGTTAACAACATGCCATTCACCACTTGCACCTTCCCAGTGGGCAGTAATTGTAAGTCCTTGATGGTTTTTACTAAGGGTTTGTGATGTAAAACCTCCTATTTCTTGAACACCACCCACAGTGGTTATAATAACTTGATTAACATCGTCTGTGTCTTTAAAAAAGGACATTCGACTACCGTTATTGGCAGCGATTACATTAGAAATCGTTATAGTAACATCACCACCAGATGTATCTACAAAGAAAGTGCCACTAAGTGTTCCTGCTGCATCTAAATCAGTGTCGATACTTATTTCTGATACTTCTACTGGATCGGTTACATTTTGCCATTCTCCAGCACCAGAGTCGTATTGTAATATTTGATGATTTTCTACACCAGAAATCACTACAGATTCAGCAAAAGTTTTGGCATCTTCTTTTAAGTGCCAGTAGTGGTTGGCTTCTCCACCTTGTAGTCCGCTTAAACTATTGTGATCTGATACTCCACCTGTTTTAGTCCAAATAGTTCCGTTAAAAACATATGCAGCACTTTCAGCATCAACATAAGTTGAATTTCCAGAAACAACTACCGTTTCATCCCAACCGGCTCCATTATATTCGTAAACATTATTTTCCGTCCATGTTGCACCATCGGCAGAAGCAATGTATCGAAAACCGAGGGTTTCGGTGGCCGCCGCTTGTGTCTTAAAATCAAGAACAGCTTCTAACCAAGCACTGACTCCTGCAACAGCACCATCTACACAACCTTTAGTAGCAGCATCAGTATTATCATCTACGAGTCCACTAAGGGTTATGCTTGTAAAGGTGGGGGTTCCTCCAGTAAGATTAGATTCTTGTGCAGCAGTAAGGTGTTTGTGATCGTTACCTGCACCACCCTGTAAGCCAGTTAATGATTCGTGATCGTAAGTTAAAGCATCAATCTCTGTTTGGGTATAATAATCACCTGGACCCTTTCCAGAATTAGTTAAATTCCCATTTCCGTCTAATCCTGCAAAATCACCAATAACGGGAGCGGATACCTTATCAGCCTTGCCAGCAATATCAATTGTATTAGAAGCCATATTTAATTCATTAACAACGATTGCAGCTACATTTGCATCAATATCATCTTGGTGTTCTTCAAGACCTTCTTGAACATCGTTTGCTGCTAAATTACCAGTTGGAATAATAATAACGTCAGAGGCAAGCGGAGTGGAAATGCTATCAATATCATCTTGATGATCTTCAAGAGCTTCTTGAACATCTGTGGCTGTTAAATTTCCAGTGGGAGTAACAACCACATCAGCAGCAGTAACATCATCAACACCAGTTGTTTGAGATCGCATATTTCCCTCATCATCGAGAGAAAATGCGACTTCTTCACCAGTTTGCTTTAGTATTTTGGAAACGTCCCCTAGACCTCTAATTGGACCTTCGGCTGATCCAGGACCAGTTCCCGTTGCTGATTGTGCTCCCATACTAATTATATAGGAGATATAGGAGATTTAGTAGAAGGTATGTCGTTAAATTGGAAAAAAAACCTCCCGCCTTCGCGGGAGGGTTTTTTATTAGAAAGTTTTATAAAGTTTTATAAAGTTACTTGCGCTTTTCTGCCCAAAGTATAGCTTCATTTTCATTTACTAGCTGTTGGGCTTTGGGAGTCCAATTTTTCTTCCAAACATATCCCTTTTGAATATATTTATCAACTTCTGCCATATTGATTCTAACCGCTAGATCATTAGGAGAAAATCCTTTATAAAAGCTATGTTTAAAATCATTCAACATAGCTTGAGCACCATCAGGTCTAATCATAAACCAACAGGTATCTCTTGGAACAAAAATTATCCCATTTTCTTCAACACAACGCTTAAGAGCATAAACTTTAAAAGTAAAGAACTTATTCAACCATTTTGGGGCTGTTTTAATTTCTAAAGGAACACGTTTTTCTCCTTCATCAAAAACAAGCAATTTATCAGAATTGTTGTTTTCAAGCGTTCCTTCAATAAGTTCTCCGGAATTATCGACACCCAAATCTTCAACTTGGATATCGCCTCCACGTTCTTCTAAATCTATACGTAAAATTTCACCCCAAACCTGTTCCCTTTCTGTGAAGTCTTTGATATTATCTGCAAAGACTTGCTTTGTTCTTGCATCCATTCTTTTCTGTAAACTTGTTGGCATCTCTTTGCCTCCAAAAAACTAACTTACTGTCTGTAATTTAATACATTTTAAAAATTATTACAAGGTACGTTGACAAAAAAGTTAGATAGAGTAAAATAGTTTTATGTTAAATCCATTAGAGGTAATTCTTAAATACAAGATGAATGAGCTTGAATCCAAGGCTTATAAGCTCTGTGTTCTGTGGGATACTTTAGTTAGAAAGGAATTTCCCGACGAGCACCATACAAGGTTGCGTCAAAAGGGCGACCCAAGAAAAAGCACTTTATTTAAATATTGTTACAAACTATCTCGTGAAACCAAAGGGTTAATTCTCGATTCGGATTACAAGCTATATATTACAGCGCAACTTCATATTTTACGCTTGCAAAATGATGGAACAATTCATGCTTTGATAGACCCGCAAATTCTTGTGGGAGATAAAGCATGGAAACGTTGGAAATTGTGGAAGAGTTATTACGACAAACAAGTTGTTCGCGTACAAACCGATGAAGAGATCGAGCTTAAGAAAAAAGCCGAATTTGTTCTGGTTGATTTAAGAAGGACTAGAAAATTTTTAGAAAGTCAAAACATTGTGACTTTTGAGAAGATGAAAGAAAAGGTAGATGATCTTTCATTTATTCGGTGGGTAACAGTAGGAAAAATTTCTCCTTATTACGCAATTCTTTCTCCTTTTGTTTCTAAGGCATTGGGAGGCAAATCACTAGAAGAAGTTTTCCTCTTTGATTTGAGCATCTATCATCGCTCAATTAATGAAGAGGTAAAAGAATGGTTTAAGAAAGAATTTAAGAAAGAGTTTTAAATACAAACACAGAAGGTGGTTCATTCGAACCTTCATCAAACCAAACACCATCAAATCCTTGTTCTCTTGCCATGAATAATGCGTCATCAAATTCTTTTTCGCTGGTTGCATGAGGAAGAGGATTTAGCTTCATGATTTTTTCTGGATCTACAATTTTAGTTTGGATTTCTGAGTTTTGTCCTGTTTGAGTAAATTGTCGAGCCCAATCCTTATCAGGAGTCCAATAACTTCCTCGGGTGCCTCCCTGCCTATTTACAGTGGATACACCTCTGTAGATTGAAAGTCCTTCTAAAAATTGTTGGAATGTGACCATTATGCAACTTTCCCCAAATAATCCTTGAAAGAAGAATGACTAACAGGGGTGTCGCCAAGAGATATTTTTACATCAGCATATAAGCCAGCATGTCCATCATTAATTAGTTTCCACATCCAATCACTTACGCGACGATGTAAATTTTTAGGATTAATAGTCTGAATAGACCAAACATCAGGACGAGTATATTTGCGAAGACGTATCCATCCCTGTTGCATAGCTTGAATTAAAATTTCTTCGCGGGCATTGCCTTCTTGTCCTCTCATTTCTCCATGTTTAGCGTGGATTTCATCTAATTGATCTTTTGTGAATCCAAACTTTTCAGGGTTGTTATAGATGTAATCAATATGATTTTCATCATTTGGAATAATTACACCAGTAGGAGAAATCCAATAGGCAGAACTTTTAAAAGCTGCTTCTAACCATAATTTAAAGTCTAATTCCATACAAGTATTTAGGCAGAATTTAATTTATTTGGCGTAAATGGACCATTGCGCCAATGTTGTGTAGTCACATGACCTTTGCGAACAAATTTAGCTGCATTATGATTATTAAAAGCAAAAGCATTCAAAGGGCGAACAACATATCCTTCTTGATCTCCACCACAAGCAGACACTCCAGTATAACAGGCTTGAATTTCATCTTTTCGCCAAGGACCAATATAGAGTTCAGGAACATGGGCGATGCATAGATTGGGATCAGTAAATGTGTCTAAACGCTGTGTCCAATCTTTTATTGAATCCCAATCTAAACAGATGTTATTTTGATCGTAGATAGCGAAAACCATAAAGAAAGCAGGTAAAGCATCATAATAAATACTGTGTTTAATTTGTACATTCTCACCCACGATTCTCCATCCTTCTGGAATTCGTCGAGCGATAAGCTGATCGCCATAAACTAATTGTTCTGTTATTCGGCGTATAATCCATTGAGTTGGATTGTGATATTGGCTGTCGAGACTACGGGCGTGTAAAGAGCCATCTGAATAAATTGTCGTATTTTCGCCGTCTATTTTTTCGGTGACAACAACAACTTCGTCTTCGAGATAATTAGTATTTTCTAACACTTTATCATCTCTACTTATTCCTTCGCTCCATGGAAGATGAAGCGTTTTTGGAAATTTATATTTCATTTTTGGTGTTTCTCAGGACTTCCACGCCGAATATGGTGTTCAAAACAACCCTATCCTACTTTACCCTGTTTTCACTCTCTTGTAAAGAAAGCCAATCGGCAAAAACGAGTTTTCTGAACCTGCTCAAGGGAATTGAAGGTTGATTTAGTAGTTTTTCTACATCTTTCTTACCTTGACCAGTGGTGAGTTTTCTCCATGCGCGTCGGCGGGTATCTCGAATATAATCTTTGAAAACAGACCGCAAAGCGGCAGCCATGTCAACAATTGCTTGACGTTCGTTGCTTCTAGATTTAGACATTATCCAGTTGCTCGCATGTTAGGGTTTACAATGCTCATTAGAGTATTGACTTTATTCTCTAGTTCTTGAACTCTTGCTTCGAGATTTTGTGCCCCTTGTGGCCCACGCATTTCTATTTCATGTTCCTGGAGTTGTTCTTTCCACTCTTGATAGTTTTTCATAACATCCTCCATAAAAGTATTTAGTTCTCAACACAACTAAATACTTTTATGGATTTTCGTCAATTTATAGAAAATGATACCAACGACATTGTAAGAGAATGGTTGCGATCTATACGAGAACAATATCCAGGAGCAGATATAGACGCATGGGCAACTATTAACAAGATAGAATTAGCCACTCTGAAAATTCCATCTGATGTGCAAGGAATAGGCAAAGGTACTGCTATTGTAAAATCACTTCAAGAAATATCCAAACAAAGTGGTCTTCCTATTGTAGTTCATCCTGAACCCGAGCCTCGCAAAAAAACTAAATTACTTGCTTTTTACCAAAGGTTGGGATTTTTACCAAATAAGGGAAGGTATAAAGATTATACTCTTTCTTCCCCGTTTGCTTATACAATGTATTGGAAACCTTAATACCAATGCATGGTATTGGCCATAGTTTCTATAATCTCATCTCTAGCTTGGTTTGGGGCGAAATACCAATCGGTGTCAGCTTCCATTAATTTCCAACTTTGAGATCCTCCGACATCTGCTTCAATGTTGTAATTAAACACTCGAATAATGCCGGTTTCTTTAGAAAACACAACATGAGTTTGATTTTCAAGGACTCGTCTTTGATGTGGAGCTTGCACTCCTTGCCCTCTCAAACTTAATCTGATAATGTAGCTGTTTTCATCTACTTTTCTAATACCATCAAAAATGAAAATTTGTCGAGCGTTACGACGAATCGCTCCTGCCATCGACACAACCAAATTTTCTAAATCTTCGTAGGTTTCAATTGCAGAGGGTTGAGATTGTTGGTCTAAGTATTTGACTTGTTCTAGGATTTCGTTGGCTACTTTAATTTCATTTCCGCCATATCCTGTGCGGTCAATTTGAAAAACCCGAACAGCAAACCATCTCGGATGTCCTTGTAAATCTATTCCTTGTCGTTCAATAATTACATTAAGTCGAGTATTCATACTAACGCGTATTGATCCCGATCCACTTCCCCAGTGAACTTCATTCATAAATTTAAAATTTGGATTTTTAGGACCAATTGGAAAACGAGCAAGATATTCCATGGTTTCTTCTATATTGAACGGTTTGAGTGGTTCATCCTTTGAAGAATCATAGAGCGAAGGTGCAAAATCCTTGGCAAAACCAAAGATATCTCTTCCTTCATCCAACATCCAATGACGAAAACTAAGTTCAGGCATGTAGATATATAGGATATCGGAGGCAATATGCTTAAAGGTTTTAAAGATTGGTTAGAAACAGCCCTGCCAATACAGACAGATCGTATCGAAGATGCAATATTAGGAATAGTAGCTGGTTCTGATCCTTCTCTCGATGCAGATGAAAGAGGGCATCTTTTACAACGAACCACAACAGAATTTAGTGCTGATATTTTAGATCGACTTCGTAATCTAGGTATTATTAAAAACATAGGTAATGGGGATGCATCTCAATATCAAAATATTTTACAAGCTATCAATCATGGAATTTTGATAAAAGATCTAATTAACAAGGTGCGAGGAGTAGTTCCAGGCAATAATGAAATTTAGACAGTGGCTAGAATCAGACGATCCCCAGATTAGAAACAAGAAAATTCTTGTTTTGTTGCGAGGACTCCCAGGTAGTGGGAAAAGTTATACTGCCAAACAAACACTTAATCGTCTCGGCGGCGGTGAGGTTTATGGGCATATTTTTTCAATAGATGATGAGTTTATTCCAGATACAGTAAGAAAACGAAAGGGTGGAGTAGAGGTTGGTTCTAAAGAAGAAGATGTCGAATATAAAAAGAATTTTTCAATTGTACGCCGACCTGCTATGGTGAAAAAAATGGTCCAGCGATTCAAACAAGCTGTAGATCAGGGAATAACACCAATTATTGTAGACAACACCAATATAGAAATTCCTCACATGCAAACTTTTGCAGATTATGCTGAAAAGCTAGGTTATGAAGTTCGCATTCAATATCCAGAATCGGATCATTGGAAACAACATAAAGATGCTCTGCGCACTAAAGATCCAGCAGCGATGAAAGCATTTGCACAAGCTCTTCGACAAGTGGGTAGACACAATGTCCCAGAAGATAAGTTAATTGATTTAATGAAAAGTTGGGATTATCAACCAAAAATGACCGACATCCTTGGTAGAGATCCTACTCCGATTCTAAAACAGTAACATTCACACACCCAACACAAAGTCTCATTCTGTCTGTTGCAATAATACAAGGATTTCCTGCTTTCAACATTTTTATTTTCACCCCTTTGTACAATCCTACTTCTTCTAAAATATGATTTCCAACAGTTTCGATAAAAGCAAAACTTCCTTCTTTTAAATCATATAAGCTCAAAAGTCAATTTCCTCCTTCACTGTTATATCATGACCTTCAGTGGCTAAAATTTTAATTCTTTTCCTTGAATGGTCAAAAAGATAATCGTTTATTTCAAATACAAAATCGTAATAGTTTAATTGTTTTTTGTCGTCCGCTATTCTTAACCCACGACCAATTCTTTGTATAATTTGGTGATCTGCCTGTCCTCCAGCCGCATTGATAACATTATTTGCTTTAACATTTATACCAGCGTTGAATATTTGTTGGGTCGCAATAGCAACTACTTTGGTTTTAGAACTCTTAAGTTGTTCGATTACATATTTTCTAGTTTCAAGATTATCTTTACCTTGAACCCATAAAGAATCTGGAATTAATGAGTGAAGTGTGTCTCCATGAGCGATTCTATCCACCAAAATAAGTGTACGTCCTTTTAGTGTCTTGATAAGTCTTTTGACAATTTCATGAAAACTCCAATTTTCAGCAATGCCATTAGTTACTGCATCTAAGTAAATATCATAAGGAATTTGTGGTTCTCTTATTGGGTAGAAAATACATTTGCTTTCAGAAAGCATTCCACGTTTTTGTAATTTATTTGTTGTTAAAATTCCGCCTATAGAAGTAGAACGCATCAAAGGTCCAAAATAACCCTTCACAGAGAATTTTTGGGTGCGGTCTTTACCTCCAAATTTAAAAGGAGTGGCACTAACAGCCACTCGTATAGAACAAGATTTCATTTTATTATAAAAATATTTGGGCTTCTTGCTCATATTTTCGTGGATTTCATCTACAATTAAAGCACGAATTTTTCCAAGTAATGGCTCTATTTTATGTAATGATTGAACAGTCGCACAAGTAAACATATTAGGATCGTGGAAACGATCATAAAGACGACCTATATTGTCAAATCCCCATTTTGACATTTCGGAATAATTTTGGTCGCATAAACTTTTTCGATTGGCTAGAATTAAAGTGGGACAATTTTGAGGAAGAGCTTTAAGAATAGCAATCATCACCGCAGTTTTTCCCGCTGATGTTGGTGCGCAAATTACTCCTCTTTTGTGTTTAAGTAGCGTGTTGGTCAGATCAACTTGATAATCATAAAGAGTAAGAGGATTTTCTCCTGATTGTAGCCATTGATTTAAATAATTTTCGTCAATGGTTTTGTGTCGAAAATCTGTTTTATCTTGGGAGTCTTTGATTCTGTAGCTGGCACCCCAATGATTTAGAGCTGCTATAACTTCAGGCAAAAGACCAGTTAGAAAACGACCACTATCTTTTTTGTAGAATTCAGTAAAGCCATCCCACAACTTTTGTTTATAAAGTCGGCTGTGAAAATAATTACGCTCCCTATGTCGCAAAGCTCTCCACAACTTATACCGAATTTCTTTGTCTCTGGTAGTGAGCCAAGAGTAACAATTTTCAACTTGAATTAATGCATCCATTAAATAATATTATACCAAAAAACTACCGTCTTGTTAAGAGTATATATCGGTAGAAAAGGTAGTTTATTCAAGGAAGAAGCGTGTTATTCACAACCAAGACTCGTGTGTATGTCTGGAATGGAGCAGGCTGTCCAGATGTGCTATATCCCAATAAAGAATACCGCATTACTGGTGGGTATTTTAACGACAACAAATTCTACTATACACTTGAGGGTGGTTATAAAACAACTGCGTCAGAGATTGACAAACAATTTGCTTTACAATCTACTAAAATTGGTGTATAATGGGAACATGAGTAACAAAAATGATGATGGCGGATCGTTTCTATGGGCAGTTATCATTGCTTTGTGCCTTTTTTCCACCTGTACCATGTCAGATCAAAATCAGAGTGATATTTCGTCTTTAGAAAGCGATGTCAAATCTTTAAAACATGAAGTCAAATCTTTGAAAACTGCATTGGAAAGATAAAGATAAAGAATGAGACTGAGCGATTATAAGGGTGCAAGCCAGAATAGCAGACGATAATCGTAAACTGGCATTGGGTTTGTTGATAAATGCCAGTATAGACCCCAATAAAGAAGTAAACATACAATTCAAGGCTGTTTGGCAGAAATAATCCATGAGGGAAATGATGAATAAAGGAAAGAAAAAGTACAAATGTGTGGATTGTGGCGTCACACGCTATGTTCATTGGATAGAGTTAAATCGAGCCGCAAGACCTCGTTGTTATGCTTGTGGCGGAAGTGTTGAACCAGCAAGCGAAAATGCTATTGAGAGCCTTGTTATGGCTAATCGCAATCTTATAGCTCGCGGAAAGAGGAAAGCCAGAAACAGCGCCAAGAGTGACCTAGATAACGTATGGACTTCCAAAGTTATCTAGAAACAAAAAAGAATCAAGGAGCAGGAATTTTACCCATTGCTCGTACGGGACGAATGTTATTAGGGCTTCGGGCCGCTGGAGAAGATCAGGATACTTGGGCGATATGGGGTGGGACAATGGAAGGTAATGAAACCCCCCAAGAAGCAGCTTTACGAGAATTAGAAGAAGAAACCGGTTTTTCGGGCAAGATAAAACTTGTTCCATTCTATGTGAGCAAAGATATTGGCGAAGCGGTTGATGCTTTTCATCATTTTATTGGATTAGTAGATGAGGAATTTAAACCTCAAATCAATTTTGAACATAGTAAAGCAAAATGGCTTTCTTATGAAAATTTAAAAAAAATAAATCTTCATCCAAGTTTAAAAGATTCTTTAAAACGTAAAGAAATTAAAGAATTTTGCATTAAACAATCTTTGTGAGCTTAAAATGTTTCGTTACCTTCCTTATGTACTTGTAGGAGTATTGTCAATGCCTACATCCCTATATCTTTACAAGACAATTCCCCCATTCCTTCCGGAACCAATTTTTTCTTTTGTGTGTACTTTTGTCGGCATAAGCATAACAGGTTTTTTGCTTTTCATACAATCCGCAGCAGTTGCTCATGTTCATGTTTTTGAAAATAAAGAAAACTTTAAAAGGAAAAAAAATGACTAGTCGATATGTAAAAATTGCATGGGCGTTAATAGCCATTCAATGGATAATGGTTATCTGCGAAATGACTCATAAAGAAACCATATTACCCTTTCAGAATTGGTGGGATGGTGTTTATTGGAGCATCTTTATTACAGCAATAATCTTTCTGTTGCGTGATTATAGAAGAATTATTGGTGTCGTCAAACTAAAACACGAATACGATTTTCAAGAGATGTCAGAAAATCAATTGTGTTGTATATTTAAATGCATTCATTGCGGAGACACAACGCCTGTACCCGCAGAATTACTGAAGAAAACACCTGGAAAACTTGCCAAATGTCCTTCTGGAGCAAAAGTAAGTTTAAGAGAACGAATAACAGGAATTTATAATTGTTATATTGGAAAAGATGTAATATCGCCCGCCGATCAAATTTACGACGCAAGAAGAAATATTTTTTGAGTAAATAATGGATCATTCATTTCATTTGTGGTCGTATTGTGAATTAAGAAACTCTCGAAGAATATTTCTATTTTCTTTGTTCTTTCTGTTTTACGATATTCGAGAATATCAACCCAATTTCAGAAAAATAAAAGTTGGATGGAACAAAAGAACTGTTTGGTTTCCTTATACAATTTTTGTAATAAATAGAATTACTGGATCTCTTTATGTTTGTTTCTCAGAAGAAACAATACACTGGAGATTTTCAAAAGTTTATCACTATAGCTCTCTTGTTAGTCAAATTGGAGGAATGAGAATATGTTTGGGTTACCAACCAAAATTCTGGTGGTCAACAAATAATATAATAAGTCATTTTTGGTGGACTTCTTTTTCAAATCAATATGAATCATCTAAATCTCCTTATCGCACAATAAACCGTATGAAAATCAAAAAACCTCTTTCTCTTTGGAACTTTTTATTTTTGTGCGCATTTAAACCTTATGTATAAAAAATATTGGATTGACGATGAATAAACCACACATTTTGGCACAACGTAAATTGAGAAAAGTATTTGAAGGAGAACTCAGCAAATGGGGACGCGATAACTGCTGGAATAGTCAGTTCAACATTTCTATTACAGAATCTCAACCTGTAATACGCACAATTAAAATAATATACAAAAAATTTGCCCCGGTCGTAAACTTTTTAAGTTTCAATGGCAATTGTGTTAAAACTGTTATTGAAAAAAGAACGCTTGCTTTTCCCTATGTGCAATATTATTTGGTGTCAGAAGGCGCAAGAACTATGCCTTTAATAACATGGTCTTACACGCCGCTTTCATCTTCTGAGGATAAAATATCTATTCCTTTTCTTCCCAACATATTTCGCACTGGAAACACTTGTATGCCTTTTGTTCCAGCAGTTGACGGAGCAAAAGAAGTATGTGCTAAATTTTGGCAGTCATCATTTTTTGTTAACCCCGCAGATGATTGGGAATATAAACGACGTTTGCCGAAGTCTCCATTGAAATCATTTGTAAATTGGGAAAAGATGACAAAAAGATGCAAATCACCTAGCTTCATGTGTGAATTATTAGAAAAAATAGACATGAAGCAAAAGTTTCAAAAAAGAACCATATGGGAACTTGGGAATGGATGAACCACGCATTTTAGCACAACGCAAATTGAGAAATATACATGATGGTTTGGCAACTTCTTGGGGATATGATGATCCTTTTGATCCTCTTGGAACTGATCCACTTGAAATTTCTATTATAGAAACCCAACCCGCCATACATACGATTCGGACCAGGCGAGAGTAATGTCGAAAAAAGAACACTCGCCTTTCCCTATATGCAATATTATTTGTTGTCAAGAGCTTTAACTCCAACATGTAAAAGGAGTTTGGTAACATGGTCAAGCAAACCACTTTCATCTTTTTGTGATAAATTATTAATTCCTTTACTTCCGAATGTGGATAGGAATGCTAGTGTTTGTATGAATTCTGCTGTAGATGCCCTACATGTGTGTGTTAATTTTTGGCAAACAACATTTACTAATAGAATAGACGAAGGTTGGCCTTATAAAATAAATTTACCTCACACCTCATTAAAATCATTTGAAAATTGGGAAAGAATGACAAAAGAATGTGATTCTCCTTATTTTATGTGTGGGTTGTTAGAAAAAATGCACATACAGAAAAAAACTATATGGACATTTCAAAAATGGCATTAGACATAAATTCGCGCATCTTAATTCGACGCAAATTGAGAACTGTGTTTGAAGGTATAGCAGAAGAATTTGGAATGCATTCTCGCTTTTCTTCAAATTACAAACATCCTTTATTTATTATAGAATCTTCCCCTATGATTCGCACTGTTTGTTTTTGGAGTGTGGCACATGGCGGATATGAAAAAACAGCCTTTACACTTGCCTTTCCTTATATGCAATATTATCATTTTAGAGGCGTCCCTCATGTGTCGTGGTCTTGCGGGCCGATAAAAGATAAAAATAGTTTAATTACCATTCCTTTACTTCCTAACGTGTATGATGATGGGTCTGTTTGTATGCGTGTGCGTATAAACAAAGAAGAAGAAGAAGAAGCAAAAGGCGTATGTGCTGAATTTTGGAAACGTCCATTTACCCCCGACTCAGATGATTGGAGTTATAAAGTATTTTTACCTTTATCCCGATTAATTTCATTTGATTATTGGCAGAAATTAACAGAGGAACACAATTCTCCTGATTTTATGTTGAATTATATCAAAAATTCAGATAAACCCCAATCTGTTGAAAAATTGCTTTATGGATATAGGGTCATATAATTATGCATAAACCACATATAATATCACGGCGAAAATTAAGAAAAGTATTTAAGGGATCAATGCTTGATTGGGGTGTGCGTCGTTGGGAACCTTTTTATGATTGGTCTGTGGTAATTGTAGAATCTAATCCCATGATACGCACTCTTAAATTTGAAACTATTGAAGAATATAAAACAAAAACAACAAAAGTTCTTACTTTCCCTTATGTGCAATATTATGCATTAAAAAGAAAACAACAGTGTTTTTTGTATTTAACATGGACCCATAAGCCGCTTTTGTCTCCGGAAGATAAAGTAAAGATTCCTTTGCTTACCAACATATATGCAAATGGGATGGTTTGTATGCCATACGAATCATCCCATCAAGTAGAAGATTTGTATGTGGATTTTTGGAACACTCCATTTACACCACATTGGAATATAACAAGCCCGCAGCGTTTAAAACAGTCTAGATTAAAATCACTCAGTGTATGGGAAACATTGACCAAACAACAAAAAACACCAGATTTTATGCTTGATTTGGTAGAAGGATTAAGAAAAAGCGATATCTTTTGCGAATTGATAAAAACCCCTCATTTTCAATGAATAAATTGTATAAATCAACTGGAGTTCTGAAGTATTTTAGAAATTCCAGATTGGTAGTTGAAATCGACAAAGAATTAGTAGCTTATTACAGATCTTTAATTCCCAAATGGAAGTCTGTAAAATCACAAATGTACCCTCCGCACATTACAGTCGTGCGAGAGGGAAAAGAAAAACCTTTAATAATGGATGCGTGGAGAAAGTATAATGGAGAAATAATAGAATTCACCTACAGTCCCATGATTCAAGAAGGAGAAATCTATTACTGGCTAAACGTTTTTTCCACTAGATTAGAGGAAATTCGAAGCGAACTAGGATTGCCAATAATAAGCGAATATACATTACCTCCCGAAGGCTTTATTAAGTGTTTTCATACAACGATTGGGAATTCTAAACCAATAACCTCTTCGCCGTAAGAGCCCGTAATTACATTCGCCAAATTTGTTTCTCGATTCTAGGAATAGAAAGTTTATCGTTTAAGTCGGTAAGAGTTCTTAAAGTTCTATCAACTTTTAAATGGCAATTATGTGGAATTATTTCAATGCTAAGATTTAAAGCATCATTAACATAAGAAGCAAGTTTGTATTTGCTTACATCATTTGAAAATATATGATGTAATTTTTCTTCATACAACCCTTTGCTTATTATTTGATGGCATACATCTGCATATGTTTTAGTTGTAATACCATTCCAAAAATGATCGACATATCCATTAACCTTTCCTCCTTTATTTGACATTAACCATCCAACAAAGCTGTGAGGAGAATCCTTTCCAATAATACTTGTTCGTAAAACCATACAATTTGTAGGCTCTCCAAGAGATTTTGACTTGCCATAAATGTCATTGGCATCATGTGGTGAAAATTCCATATATTTTCCCTCTGTCCCGGAAAATACACAATCTGTACTTATGTGAATTAATTTAGAGTCTTTGGATTTGCAACATGAAGCAAGATTCCTCGGAAATACTGCATTAACTATAATTCCTTCTGTGACTCTTCCATCTATATGTTTGTTGGTCACCCCAATACAATTAATCACATAGTCAGACCATTCAATAAGATCTTTAATAACCCAGACAGGATGTGTAGCATCAAATTTATCTCTAGAAGTGGTTTTAACCTCACACCCTTCTTTATCAGTAAAATATTCAGTTACCGCCGTTCCAAGGAGTCCATTACAACCTAAAATTAAAATTTTCATTTTCTCCACACAGTTCTATTAATGTAATCCGTGTAACTAAGAATGATATTAAGAACTTTTGTAGATACGTTGTGATCTTTGTAACCTGCTACATTTACAAGTCTATTGGTGTCTATTGCTATTTTTGCGGTTTTTAAAATGGTATTTGGATTAAGCTCAGACATTATCAAAACCCCCGCATCCATTCCTTCTGGTCGTTCATGGGCTTGTCTAATTGTAATTGCAGGAAAATTTAATATAGCTGATTCTTCTGTAATAGTTCCACTATCTGACAACACAAGCATTGCGTTTTTCTGTAAATTTACATAATCAAACAATCCAAATGGATTGTGAAATTGTATGTGCTTATTGACAACTTGATCGTTTAATTTTTTTCTTGTTCTTGGATGTGTAGAAACTACAACTGGTATTTTATAATGATCCGCTAACACATTTAAACAATCTAAAAATTTTTGAAAATTATATTCAATATTTTCTTCACGGTGACAACTAGCCACAATATATTCTTTTGGTTTAATTCCAATATTTTCAAGAACTTTTGAGGTGTGCATTCCAATACTATTACTTTCTAAAACCTCGCGCATCGTTGATCCAACATTAAAAATTGTTTCTGACCTAATTCCTTCAGCAAGGAGATTTCTTCTAGCATGTTCTGAAACCGTCATGTTGATGTCACTGATGTGGTCAATAATTCTTCTGTTGATCTCTTCAGGAACTCGCTCATCAAAACAACGGTTTCCAGCTTCCATATGAAATACAGGAATTTTTAACCGCTTTGCAACATACGCACACAAACAACTGTTAGTGTCTCCATATATCAAAAAAGCATCAGGACGAATATCTTTTAAATGTTTTTCACATTTTGGTAATATGTCTGAAATCATTTCGATTGGAGTATCGCCCTTCGCTTTAAGGAAGATTTGAGGTTTTTTAATTTTTAATTCATCGAAGAATATTTTGTTTAACTCGTAATCGTAATTCTGTCCAGTATGAATCAAAACGTGATCGAGTTGCTGATCTAACATTTTTATGACGGGACTCAACTTGATAACTTCTGGTCTGGTCCCTACTACGGTGACTATTTTCATATTGTTAAGTTAGTGCTTTACATTGAGATTAATTGGGGTAAAATAGTATGGAATTTGCTGAGCGTCGAGTTGGCATATCCGGATTTTGGAAAAACCGTGAACCTTTAAGGGTTTTTGCGCGTCTATTCTTTTAGTCAACAATCTCTGCTAATTGAAATCAGAGCTAATTGAAATAAATGCCCTTGAAAAATTGGGCCGTAGTGTATATATTAGGTAGAAGAAACAACAAAAGGAAATAAATCGTGATTACGTTCTCCGTCAAGTCACTCAGTAGCAACTCATCATCGTCCTTTACGGACGGATCGCTACCGATCTGACCAGACGGAAGTTAGTAGGGGAAAACAGCCCCGCTGGCCTCGGTCAGCGGGGCTGTTTGCATTTATAACGTATTATCTTGACAAATGGATTATTTTTGGGAGAATGAAGATGAAAAGTGTTGCTGAAAAAATAGTGGATGGATTAGAACAATTCGCTACCGATTTGGAAAACGGACGATTTGTCGAAGCTCGCATAGCAACGCGCGAGAGATGGATCGAAAATGTGGAACTGCTGGAAGCTCTCAAAAAGCGAAAGAAAAAATGTCAAGCAGAAAATGGAAAGTTCTCTGTGAACAATTAAGACAATATCCACAACGAAAATATAGGTTTGATAATAGTAAGAAAAAGATAAAACTGATTAACAGAAAACAAGGATCTGATACTGAGTACCGACACTCATCAATCATTGGAAAACCTTGGGGATTTTGGTATTCCTGTGGCGAAGGTTGGCTCGATTGGTGCCTTGCTGAAGATTTTGGTTTTAAACTCAATGTGCATGAACTTATATTAGATATGACAAAAGTAAAAACAATCACTAACTTGAATGAATTTGATGAGTTTACCAAAGAATATGGAATAACCTACGCAGAATATTATGAGAAAATATTAGGAAAACTACCAACTAATTTTGATGCCAATTTCTATGATTGGAGCTATGAAAGAAATGTAAGAATTTATAGTCACATCTCCTGGGAAGATGTTCAGGCTGATGGGTATTGGGGAATAGAAATTAATCCATACTTATACGAAAGAAGATTGGAAAGTAAATGGTATTACGGTTGGGATTGCGCTTCGGGAGTTTTGTGGAATAAAAAAGCGTTGGTTAATTCAAAATTGATAGCTTAAGGAAAAAGAAATGAGCGAAACATTTGAATCGGGTCAAGTTGTTGTGTTTGATCCGTCGAGTTTTAACCCAGAATATTGGAATAATTTGTCGGAGGAAGATAAAGTAAAATACTACGGAGCACTTGGATACGGAAATGATAAGCCGAAGTTTTTCGTGTTCCTTTGTGAAATCAAGCCCGCACTTGGACATTGTGTTTTAGTGTCGTTGGATAACCAAAAAATAGAAACCATGCGGCACACTTCTGAATTTCGAGCAGTAAAGGAGGAAGAATTTTGAAAGAAGTAAAAATTGTGAACGACGATACAAATAATAGATTTTTTAAAATCACTGTAAGGAATGTCCCGCCGTTGTACAAAGAAGTAAAAATTGTTTACGATGACACAACTATTGATCTTGGGATTTTAGATGCTAATGAGCAAAAAGAATTAGCTAATCATTTAAAAGAAGTTGTGGAAGATTTAGAGGACCGGTAGCTGAGGCAGATTAGCGAGACGCTGAAAACGTCTAGACGCAGGTGCGATACCTGCTCGGTCCACTTGATATAGAGGCGAGGCAAATACTGGTTCGTTGCGAATGATTGCTAATCATTTCCGGTTTTAAACCCGGTGCTGGTCCAATTCCAGTCGCCTCTGCTGATTTAAATAGAGGGGCAAGCCAATTGGCGGTGGCCGCGGATTTGAAATTCGTTAGGAGTTAATGACTCGTACTGGTTCGACTCCAGTTCCCTCTGCTTTTTTGATGAGAATTTCATTGGAATGAAGGTGAGGCAAACACTGGTTCGTTGCGATAGCTTGGAAAGCTATTCCGTCCTTGTGGCGGTGCAAGTTCGATTCTTGTCGCCTTCGCTTAAAAAGTAATGAATAGCGGATATGGCGGTAGGCTCGCCAAGCATTTTCGAAAAATGTACCCTTGAAATATGGGGCGGGGATTCGAGTTCCTCATCCGCTGCTACAAAGCCCTTTTTCGCAAAGCGAAAAAGGGCTTCTATATTATTGGTATGAATAATGAAGAAATACTTAATGAAAAAACAAAGTTGTTAGAAAAATGGAATTCTATTTTTGATATTAAAGATAGAGTTGAAGAAGAATACGCATTAGAGTTAGCTTTAATTATAGAAAACCAATCGTTATTTAATCATTTTTTTGAGGAAAAACAAGTAAAAGAGAGAAATCTCGACATAGTGTTTGAAACATTTTCTAAACTGATAGCACGAAAATGGGTTTCTATTCAAGCTATGTGGGGGCCTGCTGGTAAAATACTTTTCAACAAACTTAACTTCATACCTACAGAAAATAAGTCATACCAAAAACCAGAGCTTGTTCTTATTGAAGAGGAAGTCGCTGTAAAAACAAGAAAGTTAAAATCATTATGGTTTGATGAGTTTGATGATTTGAGCAATGAAGAGATATCATCTAGAATAGCAGATGAAATTACACGAGAGATCTCAACAGATTTATTGTTAAATGCTGGGAGCATTAAAACTTGTAAATCCGATGCAGACCTAGAAGAATTATATGGTATGATAACAGCGACATCTGATATCATTTCTAGAAAAACAATGATGTTGGGAGCTAATTGGATTTTAACATCTCCCGAATTGGCAGAAAAAATATCACCATTTATTTTCAATAAAGATGAAACAGAATTAGAAAAAGAAATCAGAAGATTTGGAATTCTCAACCACATTTGGACGATATATGTGGATACTGAATTTCCTAAAGACAAATTACTTTTTGGGGCAAGAGGAGAGAATGATTATTACAAGGCGGGATATACTTATTGTCCGTATGTAGCGCTATCAGAATCTCCTGATCTTAGAACACCTGATTGGTGTCCAAGGCGTGGATTTTTAATGCGATACGGTAAAAAAATGTTATCGCCTTTTGGAAGTAATTTTTATGCCGTATTGAAAATAGTATAATCCTATTGCTCTTTTCCGCCTTGCGGAAAAGGGGTTTTTTTGTTATTATATTATTATGATAGAAGCTGAAGAAAAATGGTTAGATGAACTGCATGAACTCAAACACTTGCAGCCACCGTTTTACTACTCTAATGATAGATTAGGTTCCCCTAAGTTTGAGAATGGTGTTCTTGATCTATATTTAAAAGGGATGACCCCAGAAGAGGCGTTGAATTGGTGGCGTAATGGAAAAACAAGTTAAGTGCTACTATTGGGATGGTGATGAACTCGTACTCGAAACGGTGGATGGCGAAACATATCGTCTTGTTAATCCTTATTTGTCAAGCATAAGGTTTGACGGATTAGACACCGACGATGAAGAATGTATTATTTTAATTTAACTTTTACAAGGATCATCTGATGGATAGAAGAGATTTCTTAAAAGCAACGACACTTGGCTTAGACCCTTGAAATATGGGGCGGGGATTCGAGTTCCTCATCCGCTGCTTTTACCCCTTTTTCGCCTTGCGAAAAAGGGGTCTTTTTGTTAATATTAGGCATGTATTTTTTTGAAAAAGGCACATCGAAGATGCATGGTTATAAATCAATATCATCGTTGGGGATTGGAAGAAAGTCACATACTAAGAAAAATCTGTGATCGTCTTCCAGATTGGATGCCAAAGTATGATTCTAAGATAAAAAGCCATCTTGAGTTCCCTAAAACAGGAAGCCAGATTAAATGGTCAACATACGGACAGAGCAGAGGGAGTACGGTTCATCACTTGTTCGTTGATGAAAGCGCCTTTACCAAGGATATGAAAGAACACTGGAGAGCAATGTATCCATGCCTATCGGCAGGAGCCACATGCATTGTGATGTCTACTCCAAACGAAGCAAATGGTTGGTTCTATGATACATATCAAGATGCTATCTATGGGAATAACTCATTTGCGGTTTACGAGTGCAACTTTAGAGAGCACCCTAAATACAATAACGATGATTTTATTTCTACAACGAAGGGAAATCTAGGGCGAGCATGGAAGCAAGAAATGCTCCAAGAATTTGTAACGTAAGTCTCCTTGTCATTTAATCAGCCCTTTTTCGCCTTGCGAAAAAGGGCTTTTTTTGTTACCATACAGACATAAATTCAGAAAGGATGACAAATGCCTTTAAAAAAGATAACAATTGAATTCCCGCCCAACGTATTTCCTCTTCCTCCTGGGGATGTAACATTACGGGATCAGGGCGGCAACCACATTTGTAGAATTAGTTACGATACTCCACTTAGTCAGGTAATATTGACAGTTGTTTCTAATATTTGCAAAAAAGCGGGTATTGAATTTGATAGTGCTAGTAGTGGGCATGATGTAACAGAAGAGGATTTCAAATGTTAAGAAGAAAAATGTTATATGGTTTAGTTGCTGTTTTAGGAGGATTTTTTTCAACTAAGTCAGTAAAAGCAGCCGAAAAACGTATTTGCGGATGGGTAAACAAAAGGACATTTCGTTATAAAGAAGACGGAACCTCCTATTCAGTTGCAGAGTTTTATGATGCGCGTGATGGGATTAACCGGCTTCCAAACCGGCTTCCAAACCTGCTCAACTGTGGCAAACCAATAACTACAGCCCAAGAAGAGGCTGAGTATATGAAAGATTTGTATGACCGACTTTTACCAAAAAATGCAGTAAGCACAAGCGAAAGAGCAGCCGACGCAGCTATGATTGAGAATATTGTCTTCCCAGTATATTCGGAGTAAACTATGGGACAAATATTACATTTAATGGGGTTGGGTTTTGGACTTTGTGCTATCATTAGTGCTTTTTTAATACTTCCTTGTAGCCCACCCAAATCAATCAATATGTTTTATGTTTCTTTATGTTTTTCTGGTGCTTGTTTTGGGTGTGTATTTTTAAGAATGATATTTGGAGTTTAAAAATGGCTATTTTTATATTTATTGTATCCATGATTCCTTCGATACTTTGTATCGTTACATCTGCTATTTTAGCCGCAAAAGAAAAAGAGGGTTGGGGGTGGTTTTTGTTTGCTGGGGTTCCTTACTAATTAGTTCATTTCCGAGGAAAAAGAAATGATAAAATTTTATATGATAGTGCGATAATTGCTACATTATCTGGAGCCTATCACACCCTCACAGGAAATTACCAAATTGCTACCACGTCATTTAGTATGTCTACTTCACTTTTATGGCTTTATGCTATTATTATGAAGGATAAGATGTTTAAATGATTGATATCAAATGTCCATTTTGCAAGACAGAATTTGAAGCAGAGAGGTGGGAAGATGACAAATGCCCAAACTGCCATAATGAATATTGGTGGGAAGAAGATTGTACAGAAGACTATTCTGATTGTTGGGGTTATGTCGATTGGGATTATAAAAAATTAGATAAAGAGAAGAAAAATGACTTTAAATCGTAGAGATGCTTTAAAAGTTATTGGAGCAGCCGTAGTTCCTGCTTTTATTCCTAAATTTGGAACTAAAAAGTCACTTGGAAAGACTCCCAAACTTGGAACGTCCGAATGGAAAATACCACCAAAAGAATCCTCAACTTTTCTTTGTTGCCCTGCAACAGATTATAAACATCGTGTTATTACTATACTGAAAGAAAATCAACTAAAGGTTGAATCAGGCTTTAAAAAACAAGGCCGAGGAATTGCTGGAGGGTCTAGAATAGTGCGAAAAGTTGCATATCCAAGATTAGGAACTAAACCCGTTCGTATTTAAGCTGCCTGTCTTACTGATGGCACAACTATATTTTGTATTGCTTTTATATATTTGTTTAGCTGTTTCTTTATATTCATCTAAATCACCACCATAGGGATCATCAACATTTAGGCTAACTATTTTACTAGCTGCTTCTGGATGTTTAGCCAAAATCTTACTTTTGTGACTTGGAGACATAGTGAAAATAAAATCAGCGCCATCAACTAAACCTTCAGTCACTTTTCGACTTGTGTAATTAGAGATATCTACGCCAAACTCTCTGGCAGCTAAAACTGAATTCTCAGAAACAGGATCTCCATCACCCATAAAACCTGCGGACGCTACTTGTGCGTTCGGCAGCAGTTTCTTCGCAAATCCTTCTGCCATTGGACTTCTACAAGTATTTCCGGTGCAAACAAATAGGATTTTGGTTGGACTTGGAAGTCTTTGTTGGATAGGTTGTGGCATTCTAGCGTTATCATTTGGAGCACCCAAGAGTGGCTGAGTAGAATTTGTTTGATCTGGTGTTTCCTGTGGTTTTCTTCCAAACATGCCTTTTAATGAATCCCACATTCCCTCGTGAAGTTCTGGATTTCTTTTTTCTAGCCATTCATCAAAAGTTTTCATAACGCCAACCAATTATTAAAGCCATTCATAACGATATATACGATAACAGGGAGGTTTTTTAATGGCAGGTTGTATTTTACTTAAAGATAACAGTTATAACGTAGCAGATCGTCAAAGGCATACTGCTTATGTCTTTGTAAATGGCGATGTTACATCAACAGCAATCGAATTGCACAGAACGGTGTATCACGACCGCATTGGTAGTGGGTGGATGAAATATTTAGAAAAATTTACCGATGATGGTCCCCGTATTAGAAAAATAAAGATTCAGCACGATAAATTACGGGACGATAATGATCGTTGTTGGGGATTTGAGTAAAAATTATATTCCATATTCCATATTAACCTTAGCAGTTCCAGAACATTTGATTCCGGGTATTTCTTTGTATGTTTTATTTGCCAGAACGTTGTATATGCTTATCTTAGAAACATTATAAATCTTTGCAATTTTTGTCACTTTGATATTTTGTTTAAAAAAAAGATTACGTATTTTTACGGCTTTATTTTGATTTAATTTGTGAATTTTATATTTTGTCAAAATAGGTTTTAGTGGTCTAAAATTAGTATAGTCAATATTGAAGTTTGTATAACAGTTATTAAATTGTTTTAGCGTATGGTAATCATAATTCATTGCCGCTTCCTTTTCAGAAAAAAAGTTACCCACACTTATCATTCGTCCATTAATTTTTAATTTTGCTTGCCATTTGTTTTTATGACGATAAACTCCTTTGAATTTTGAAGCAGATTTATTTCTTCCTGGTTTTGATCGAACCGTTTGGATGCCTTGTTTAATTTTGGATTTATTGCTATTTTTCACATTTGACCTCCAATTCTCCCTTTACTCATAGATAGATAATTGTAACAATTTTTAACGAGGAGAAAATATTATGCCTATGGTGACGCCTAAGTAATATTGGGCCTCGAAGAAGTAATTTTTCGAGCAAATTGGGTGAATTCAGGGAAACCCTAACGTAAAGACGAGGGCAATCCTGAGCGAAGCCTGTTGAAGAACATCAAAGTAAACAGGAACGTGCAGAGACCAGAGGGTGAGAAGTTCAATCAATAAACCTCAATAGCGCCCAACATCCTTCGGGATGATGATATGGTCCGCCCTTAGCGAAAGTTAAGAATAAGGTGAATGCGGGAGAACTTGAGTTATTGGATTAAGAATTGGTCCCCATATATCAAAAGATATATGGAAAATTCCCTCTAATTGGCTTGGAAATCCGGCCACGGACGACAGGGCGGAAGGCAAATTGCCACCGTGAACGACTGAACGAGGGAACAACCAGAAAGGTTGATGCGACAGTCTGCTCTGCATGTATAATGGCAATAAGAAGATGCAGCTAACATAAAGGAAATTACTCAAAGATGCTCTCTCTGTAGATGAAGATTATACATTAGGATTATTTAACAACGATCACACTGTTACCCAAGCGTCGGTATCTGCTGATTTTACAGCATGTACGTTTACTAATTATGTTGCTAAAACATTAACGCGTGCTAATTGGAAAGCTGCAACTACGGTATCGAATAAGGGTTCAAGTGATTATAGTAGCGCACTCACCTGGACTTGTGGGGCTACTGGCGATACTGTTTATGGATATTGGGTAGTAGGAGCCACTTCAGGAACGACTTTATGGGCTGAAAGGTTTAGCACAGCTAAACCAATGGCTTTAAATGACATTTTGAATTTGACTCCAAAATTTACTTTAAATTCAGAGAATGCGACTTCGCCTTAATATATTCTTAAATGTGGGATTGATAGATTTTAACGAGTCTGTCAATCCCACTCAGGAATAAGGTCATTTGCAAATTTACGCAATCTCTCATTGTGGGGTTGATAGATTTCAACGAGTCTATCTTTTGTCTCGTTGTCTAATTCTATTTCATCATATTGTCCCACATTTTCTTGACACCAGTTCAATTCAATTGGTGTCACCCCCAAAAAATTAAATATTTTGGGGTATTCTATAGAACCAGAACGATCAGAAATTACAATGTGTAATTTTTCTCTTGGGTAGAATTGCAAGAGATGTTCTATTTGATCTATATAAAATCCGCGTTGGAGATTATCAAGTCTAGCTGGACGCCTGTCTTTTTTTGCCATATTTGCCAAATCAAAATTCAACATTTCTGAAGGATTCCCCGAAAGAGATCCTTCTTTACGAAAATGATTCCATTGGGAAAAGAACCGAGCAACAGGATTTCTGACAAATAAAATTAATTTTGCATCAGGAACAATTTTATACATGCGTTTATGGCATTCTGTATCATATATGTAGATTGGTGTTTTTTCTCCTACAAGCGAATAGTGATAATCAAATAATCGTTTATAAGGAGTTATGCCATTTTGCCAATGATGATTAAAAAAATGTCCCTCTTTTTGAGGCATAAAAATAGCCGGATGTTCATTAAGATTGCGTACAGCGGACGAAGTTCCGCATTTTGCACTTCCGATAATAATAAAATCTACTATGCGTCCCATTTTTACCTCACGCCTATACTCTAGTAATTTAAATCATTTTAGGGAGATTTTTATGTCTGAAATAGAGTTAGATCCCAAAGTTGAGTATGTAAAAATATATGGATTACAAAGAAGTGGCACAAATTATATGGCTCATTTACTTAACACCAACTTCAAAAATGTTCGTGCTCTTGTGAACATAGGTGGGTGGAAACACGGTCATTATGCGGCTGAATGGATTTTAAATCGAACAGTTAATGTGTTGGTTGTTGTAAAAAATCCTTATTCTTGGCTAAGGTCTGTATATGATTATTGGGGTCCGAATCGCACATTAAACATAGGACCAGATCTCCGTAATGTAGCATTTGAACAATTTGTTAGGGATAAAATTTCTTTAGAAAAACAAAAAGGAGTTCCCTATTTGTTTAGAGCCTCCAGTCCTATTCAACATTGGAATGATATGAATTTCCATTGGACCTCCATTCAACTTAGAGATAAAAAACTCTGTGTAATGACTTATGAAGCAATACTTTATAGCTTGGAATCAGTGATGCTTCAAATATCTGAGTCTCTTGATTTAGAACCTATTTCTGATGACCTTTCTTTTAAAAATTGCGAACATAAATTCATTCCTGCCGATGAGACAATTGAAATCAGTAATGAAAGATTTGACAAACTTGATTATTATCAGAAAAAGATTTTTCTTAGATCTTTTTCTCCTGATTTGTTGGATTTTGTTAATGCTAATCTCGATCATGACTTAATGCAAGGATTCGGTTACCCCTTAGAAGTTGCAGGAGACTAAGTGTTAAGTTGTTGTTATTTTACAAAAAGTGCCAAATTTACAATGATGTATGATGACCAACATCAATGCGAATATGATTTCAAAGCTATTCCAAAACCTCCAGAGCCTAAATCTAAAGAACCATTTGAAGCGCCATATGATCTAATATACGTTACTACACCTAGTGATTTGCAAGATATTCGAGATGTGTATAAACACCAAGGAGAAGATCCAAACACCATAAGAGTGGTTGATCCAGAAGCAGGATCTTTTCCTAAAGATGTCGGTTTTAAAAAAGAAGGATTAGAAAATACATTACAACCTTTCATAAAAAAGGGGTCTTTTAAATTAGCCATTACCAACGCTATGTCAAAAGCTATTGGCGATCATTTGGTTGGAATGAAAGCCTTATCAATTTATCATAAAGAATTACTTAAATATTTTACTTCCGATCAAATTTCCATTGATCTTTTTCAACTTGATCCACTCAGGATAGAGATTATAACAAATCAATGGAAAGACATTTATAATGATGTTTGTAGGTTGCCAACTACTCTTGATAAATTATTAAAATACGATGCAATTGTTGATTTTGGAGGAATGCTTCTTTACGACAATTTCAACGGACAACCAATGATTGATTTTTATTTAGATGGATTTTCTGTTGATAAAACAAAAATCTCTGATGAAGACAAGCGGATGAGGTGGATTCCCGATACCAAATCTTTTAGATTGGCAGACATTCTTTTAAATACGATAAAAAAAAGAACTAATGGGAAGCCAATTATTCTTTTTCACCCACAAGCCACTAGTCCAATTCGTTGTATGGATGATGATACTGCTTGTCGTCTTGTGAGCGAATTTATCGAAGAAACAGATTGCTTTATTGTTTCCCTTAATCATTTGGATTTTAAACATAAACGCTTTTTGAATTTAAGTAAATATTCTGTTGCTATAAATGAATTCTCTGCCATTCTTTCTAAAATGGACGGAATTATTACAGTAGATACTTGCACATATCATATTGCAGATGCATTTAATATTCCAACAGTAGTTATTTGCACCTCAATCCCACCAGAATGGAGGTGCAAATATTATCCATTTTGCGAATCCATTATGCTTGAAGAAGAAAATGGACCAATATACGGGAAACACAAGGGAGAAAGTGTCAAAGAAATAGAGCATGTTAAGAGTCTTTGGGACAAATTACACGCAGTTGACATAGTAGAAAAGTTAAAACGATGAAACAACACATCTATATACTTTCAGTATAAATCCTGTAAGGAATTGTAAATGTATTGGTTTTTTCTTTCATCACTATCTGATCTCGTCGGTTCTGGTGGCGCTGTCGCCGGAGGTTCTGCCAAACTTGTACAAAGTTCGGTAATTTCTGGTGGTATAGTTGTTAGTGGCACTGCCCATTCACAAGTTGTCTTTTTTGAAGATGATTCTAGTGGTGTAGTTGTTGGTGGTGTTGGAGATTCACAAGCTGTCTTTTTAACAACTGGATCAGGAGGTATTGCAGTTGGTGGCGTTGCTGCTCTTATTTTTGGAGATGAGGAAGTTGGTTCTGGTGGTGCTGTTGCTGGTGGAGTTAGTGATGTAAAAATGACTTTCTCTACAACTGGATCGAGCGGAATTGTTGCTGATGGCGTTGCTCAATCACAAGCCGTCTTTTTAACAACTGGATCG